AATACGCACCTAAATTGATAATGTTGGTCGCAAATAAGGCTGACCAATGGTGGGATGACCAAGCAAATGTCCTTTGGCAGCAGCAAAGATTGGGTGAACATAGGATATTCGACCCCTTTAGAGAGGATTTAGTTAGACTTCAAAAGGCCGGAGTACCTACAAAGCGTGGTATGATGGCAACAAAAATAGGTTGGAATGTAGAAAATACGATGTTAGATTTACTTAGTTAGGTGGTAAGATGAACAATTGGGGATTTGGAGGATATGGAAGAGTGCCACAAGGCGATGCGAACTTAGCGAATATGAGTCAGGCTCATTTGGCTGCTTTAGGGCAACAAGGTAATGCTAGTCATGAGCAGTTACTTGAGATGCAGGCTGCTCAACAAGGTATGAAAGAAGTCGCAGTTAAGCAGAATATCGAAGTACCGAAAGTTAACTTTTATCCAAGCAGGAACCCTGACCCAAGAAAAGCAAGAAAGCAAGACATCAAGCAGGCTAGGAAGTTATTAACACCAACAAAGCGGGCTTGGTATAACCCTGTCAGATGGATATGGGGTCGTAAATACCGATACAATAGACAAAGTAACTTGTGCGTAGTTGATGGATGTAATTGCGAAGAACTCATCAAATACGACAATTTGTATGCTAAGATTACCGATGAAGAAAGCGGTCAAAGTTTGTGGGATTTATATTGGAGAAACCCAGTAACGCAGACCCCAGAACCATTTGTTGCTAGAGAGCAAGTCACCAATGGTAGAAAAATGAAGGGTACATACTGCCCTGAGCATCTTCACTTGTATCATCTACTGTGTAAGTGGGAATTAGAGGCAGATAAGGACCATAACAAAACTAGAACTGGACTTAAAGAAATGATGAAAAAGGGAGTGTCTACAGTAGCAGTACCAATTTCTATAGTCAAAAAGAAAGACAACACTCCAGAGTTCCTAAAAAAGTATGAGCCTTTCTTTATGGAATTAGAAAAAGATTCTAAGACACAGTCCGGTATCAGCCTGATACATTATAAAAATCCAGAAACTGGAATCAACGACATTACTGCTATATATTTCGATTTGAGACTGTTCCAAAAAGAGATATTAGCAACCAACCCCCAACTCAGTGATGCGATTGCTAATTTAGGAATTACTCAAAATGTTGCACCAAGTGCTGGAGGCACACTTGGCATGGCAGTAAATAACACGACCAATGGTGTTATCAATCAAAACACCTTGGAACAATCAGAACAGATGAGCCTCCCTCAACAATAGGTGATATAATGGGACTATTCGGAAATAATCAGCAAAGCAGCGGAACACTAAACTTAGGCGTAGGTCAGCCGGGACAAATGCCTGTACAGGGTCAGACTCAAAACCCGTTTGCTCCACAAGGCGGAATGATGCAACAGGCTGCCCAAAATCCCTTTATGTCAGGTATGATGGGTGGCGCTGGTATGCAACAAGGTATGATGGGTCAACCCATGATGCCACCTAGTGAAACTGATATACTACTGGCTTTGATGAAGAGCCTTGCTCCCGCTGACCGATTTATTGTAGGTGCACAGATGCAAACTCTTTTACAGTTACTTAATGACCTAGTTAGTTTTTCGGTATTAGAAATACTCAAGTCTGCTAAGTTTACTATTGATGAAGATGGCGGCACTATGCAGATGGATGTGACAAGTCTACCTCAGAATCTACAGACTATGAGTGGAGAGAATGTGTCTAACCAATTCAATGCCCTCAAAATGACAAGCCAACAAAATATACAGAATGCTGAGATGCAACAACAGCAGATTGCAGCAATGGCACAGCAGTCTATGATGGGAGGTGCTTTGAACGCTGCTTTACAAGACGAGGGATTCATGAACAGAGCAGGTACTGCTGCGGGTAGTTTCATGGGTAGAATGATGGGGATGAGATAATGATAGACAATAATCCACTTTACAATTTTTCAAGTTCGGCTATGAGTATTTTTTCACCAGTCAAGAGCGTCATAATCGACATGGTTATGGTTCAGTTACTAGCAATTATAGTTACTCTTGGACTTATATTAGTCACTGGTGCTGATAATCTAAGTAGTGACACTATGGCTTACTTAGTGGCTGGTTTGTTCGGCGCTTTCTTTATGCTCGGTGGCATCTACAGCAGAATCTCCAGCATCTAGTATCACTAGTCTACCCCATTTACCAAGTGGACATTCGCTTGATGTAAGGCTAGTTTTTACTCTCATTTGACAACCGCACTCTAAGCACCTGTTACTACTGTGTTCCCAACTTGGACATATCATACAGTGTTCCATTCTGCTTCTTTTTACATCATCTGGAACATACCTTCTCATTGCTATGTCTCTACCAGCCTTTGCTAAACTTCTAGCAGTTTCTATAGAAACGGGTACGCCCATAATTTTGGGTCGTATTCTAGGCAGTTTCATGCACCTTGCTTGGGGCTTCTTGTTCAAAAGGGTTATCCGTGTAAATGCTATGGGCCATATATGGCGGGTGAGCGTCAGACTAAACGGTCCTGTCCTTTCTGTCAGCACGAAGACCGTGATATGCTTGAACAAAACATAGTTGACGGGATTGCAGAGCCACGAATCTTAGACAAAGATATGGGCTGGAGAGCCAATACTGCTGAGCGACATATGAAGAATCACGCTGGTAGTTATCATGAAGGGGCAAATCATTCTTGTGTAGTTTGCACTAGTGATGATAGAGGCGAGTTAGAAGTCGCTTACTTTGAGGGTGACAGGACTACAGAAGATATTGCTACTGAATTAGATTGCAGTGAACAATTGGTCTACAGACATATGAAGCATCATTTCCAACCTTTAGTAAAAAGAGGTGCTACTGCTGTAGTAGCCATCAATGTTGGTCAAGAAGTTGACATACTTCGTAACAATGTACAAGGGCTAAACGGTAAACTGGCACAGTTTATGGCAGAGAGCAGTGTTCACGATGATGGAGTTATATCTGATATGGTAAAGTTACACAAAGAAGTAAGAGAGACTTTGAAAGATTTGACGACTTACCAAGAAAAATGGGCAGAGCCTACACAGAACATCGCCAACAACACTATCAATGTGCTCAAGGTGGAGTTAAGTAAGGAGAGTCCTGATACTTGGAAGAGAATCAAAAAGAATCTTCTTAACTCTGATGATTTAGAACAAGACATAATGGATTTATTGTGAGGTGAGAAGTATGCCAATGACAGGTTCAGACACTAGGATGTACAGTCCTCGAAGCGAATCTAATCTTGGTTACACCAAAGATGATGATGATTACAAGTATGGTGTTGGTGACCCGAAGGAAATGGATAAACTTCGAGACCAGAAACAATCTCAAAAAGAAGCAGAAGAAAAGACCGATGACTTACCTCATCTCAAGATATCAATCCCAAAGCCTGAACCAGAAATGCCTCCGATGATGCCGGAAGAGGAAGAAGAAGAACCGATGATGGACGACCAATTCAATGAAGGTCAACAGTTTGGTGCTATGACAGGGATGCCCGACATGGGTAATCTTAGCCTTGGTGCAGCGACTGGTACTATGCCAGCACCGGGTGGTATGCTTGCTACAGGTGAGCCGATGGCACATGCTTGGTCTAGTTTAATGAAGCAAGAAGAATACAATCCATTTGACCTCCAACGAACTCGCTCACCAGATTTTACAGGACAGCAATCAAGACTAACTTTGGGCTACCCCGAACAACCTGATTACGACAAAGCGATAGGATTAACTTTTGGAGCATTTGAACCACAGGCCGACCCTACTATTAATCTAGCATCCCGCAATCCGGGTCGTGCGGCACCCAAAGATGCTTATTTTAAAACAGAAGATGTTGATGAACTCGCACGAAGGATAGCGACTATTGACGCTCACGAAGCACTTGCTCATGCAGAAGACCCTTCACTTGCACCGCTTCTTGGACTATTTGGAAACATCAAAGAAAATATGCCTGATGACCATCCTAATAAAAAAGCGTTGATGGCTCAAATTATGGCAGGTATAGAAACACCGGGCGTTACAATGGAAGAATTGACCAACGAAGTTCTTGACCCCACTAGAGAGCCGGGCGGCCTGAATCAAAGTGTCCGAGAACATTTAGCGCAAAGGGCGGCTGAACCGGGAGCGATGTTTGGTTTTGGAGAAGACACATTATCGCCCGAACAATTAGATGTTGCTAATGCTGAAAGAAACAGAATTGCTATGCTTCAAATGATGGGACTTCCAAGTTTACCCCAATATAGTTCGTTTGGAAAAGCCTCGCCAATAGAAGATGCTTGGTCTACTTTGATGAAGAGCAGGTTGGATGATATGGGTGGTTCTAAAGACCAATCTTGGAAGCAACCTCAGTATGAAATTCAACCCGGTGGTGCGGATATAAGCACTGCCACTAGTCGTCGAAGTAAATTACATTCTCGATTTTTGAAACCTGCAAAAAAGCGTGGGCTTGATAAATCACCTTTGGCAGTACACAGAAGTCACTTAGGTATTGAAACCAAGCAACCACTCAGGCTTTTCCCAAGAGGTTACGACCAACAGATGGGTACAATGCAGCGCCGTAAGTTGATGGGTAATGTTCCTGTCATGCCTGCTGGACACGCTATGGGTGCAGAGAGCGCTTACAATCCAAAGTCACCAAGTATGGCTGCAAGTGCAGGACTACCAATCAGAGAACCTAGAGCGCCTCGACTTAAAGGGCAGGCTTTGGCTAAATCAGAACTACAACTCATCAAATCAGAACTTGAAGAAATTAAGAAGAAAAAAGATTACATGCAGTTCGCTCAGATTAGAAGGTTGCTTCGTCAACTCAAAGATGCTGCTGAAAGACAAGAGCGTAGACTCAAGGCTGCCAGTCAAGGCGGTCACGGTAAGAACAGAGAAGTAGGACATAGAGAAGGACAAGATAGCACAACTCGACCAGAAGGGGCTACCGAAGATATGGAGAACGACCCTAAGAACTGGGGAGCGCCTTCCACTATGTTTGCAGCCAGAGGTAGTGGGAGAGTGGGCTGATGTTTAGAGTTCACCAGCCCGCTAAATCTTATCTGATAAAACAAATACAGGTTTTTACTTGGGCTGATTTTTCATCAGTGCTTAATCCGATTATCAACAAGGCTGCTTACTTGCATTACACTGGGCCCGGTGCGCCACCCGGTGGTCTACCGCATCCCGGCTACCCACCAGAAGAAAGCCTAACCAAAGACTTGTCACCTGACCATACTCCTTGGGACCATCACCCTGAAACTGGTGAGAAGTTAGATGGTGGTCAGCATCCGATTGATTATGTGTTGAATGACTTGGTATCGAGATATGGTGACAAAGGAGTAGACATGGATGGTGCAAAGCGTATAGTTCAAGCGGCCATTGTCAGATACAACAACGCTCATCCAGATGACAGTCAGCACAAATTACCTGATGTAGACAGCCCATTGTGGAGAAAAGTATTCGCTGGTGACTTGTATGACCATACTGACCCTGCTCACATGAGAAGTGTTAGAGGGGCTGACCCTTTGTTCGAGGGCGGCCCGACTCCTTTGATGACTTATTCTTTCAATAGGGCTAACATCGACCATCCGCTTTCAATGAAGGGTAAATGGTTAGACGGGGGTATGTTTCACATGAACAGGGAACTAGGAGAAGTGCTAAACGGAATAGGGCTAGATACTCCTGAAAATATTAATAGTTTAAATTATGTAAAGTATAACAGACTAAAGCCTCGTATACTCTCTAAAAATGTAGGTGCTTGGGATAAAAATGAATTGACACACGCTTTGAGAACAGGTAATATACCAATTGGACTTAGAGATGAGGCTACAAGAGAAGCGTTGGCTAGTCAACAAAGCCATCCAGAAGTTTTCTTACACTCACTTTATAATATTCTTCCAGATGCCGCTTACGAAACTAGTGGACCAAGAGGGGGTAGGGGTAAAAAATCAGGCCCAGAAGCCAAGGCTGCTAAGATTGCTGAGTTTAAACAAGCGCTTGAAAGCAAAGGCGTAGATGTAAGTCCTTATTCTGATGAGGATTTGTATGATATGCGTAATAGTGCTATCATGTCTGGCTTGTTTCAAGAAGTTACTAAGTTAGATTCAAAGCAGGCTGGTGGTTATTTCAAAAATATAATTCATAATACTGCTAACATAGCAGGGTCTCATACAGACTACAATGATGATGAGTTAAACCACCACATAAACCAGCAAGGAATCGGTCAATTTGAAATTGAAAATAAGTTTCACAAAAGGTCTAATCATGCTGGTAAAGTAATTGTTGGACATTTGTCGCATATTGCTCATCAACTTATGAATCAAGGTATGGATAAAGAGCAGGCTATGCTAGAGGCAGTTAAACAATTCAGAAATGCAAAAGTTACCACTTCTGATAAATCGAAACCAAAAGAAGGACTCAGAGAAAAACTTGAATCTGTGTTACAACAGATGTTAGATTACACAGGACATGACCCGTTTGAATTACAAGATATACAGACAGACCTTACACGAACTGCTACTACAGGTTTACCTGCTCACTTTGGTGAAGATATGCCTCACGAGGCTGGTATTCCAGAACACTTTGAGCGCAGAGTACTGATGCCTACAGAAATGGCCCCTACTAATCAATCAAGAGAAGAAGGGCCTGCTTTGACACCTCCTGTTCAGCCTCAGCCAACAGCGCCTCCTTTGGCTTCTGTTGCTAGGCAACCGGAGGCACCTTCAAGAGTGGCTGTAGCAAGACCTCCTGTTTCCCCTGCTATTAGAAGACCTATACAGGTAGAAGCAGATGTCGCTGCAAGAGGTCAAGGTCGATATGGTGAATTCGACCCAGCACGAATGCAACAGTTAGGAACTAGACAAACTATGCTCAGCCTAGTTGGAAATGTCGAAGGGGCACCACCATTGGTAGACCCTTATGCACCAGTGCTTACTTCTAATGATGTTCTCACAGGGCTCGATGATATTTTGAGAAAGATGGAACAAGTACAGGCTCTCGATGCTATGCAAGACGATTCTGTAAGAAAACTACTTCCTTCTGACAAGGTATCAATCAATTCATTCTGGGATGTCCAAAGAGTTGCTAAGAGTCTAGGTATTACCAGTGTAGATGTTCATGGCCTGTATCAAAGTACAGGCGACTGGCACAAAGTTGCTGACCAGTGGAATGTAAAACCTGATGTAGTAAAGGCTGTTAAGATTGCTTTTGGGGGTGTTTGATTGGGTAAGGTGTTAGTCAAGAAATCAAACAACCAAGTCTTAGTTAAGAAGGCTGTCAGAGCAGTATATCCTGTTAGTGGAGGTGGACCTGTAATGATGTTAGGCGGCGGTGGCGGCGGTGGCGGTCCTCGTGGTAAGACTTTGAGAGAGCGAGCAGGAGGTTTTCTTGGTGGCGTTGTAGGAGTAGCCGGTGCACTTACTGGTTCGCACAGAAGTCTTGGAGGAATGGCTAATGCTATGGTTTCTGGAGGAGCCACAGGTTCTCAGTTAGGTAGTGCTCTTGGTCGTAAATTCGTTGGTAGAAGAGGACAGGCGAGGGCTGACCTTAGAGAAGCCGAAAAACAAGCAGTCGCAGAAAGAGATGCCAAAATGATGGAAGCGACTCGCTCAAGAGGAGAAGGTATGGGTTCTAAGTTTAATCCAGTTGCTGCTGTTAGACGAAGGAATTTTGCAGTCAGTCAAGAAGAAGATGAAAGGTTGAAAAGAGCCACTCAAAGAAATGAAGCCGTTGCCGCCACTCGTGCGGAACAGGATAAAGAAAACAAAAGAATGGGAGTCGCTGTTAGACAGGGTATGTATAGAGACGCAGGTAGAAACATGGGCGAAGAAGCCCGTCGTTACGAAGAAATGGGTAGAAAAGTAGAGGAAATGGTACCTAATTTTGAGGCAGGGGCTGAGACATTCAATAGAGTAAATGTGCCGCAAAGTGATTCTGTTCAAGAAGCGACTAATGCAGCAGCGGCCAATCCAATACAGGCGGCTAGCAATTTCAATTCAGTCCTTGTAGCCGCAGACGGAGTAGGTGCAGAAACCCAAAGAGATGGGGCTTTGGAAAACACTGCTAATTATGGAGCAGAAGCGATAAACGACGAAATAGATGTTGAAGAGGAAACTCCGACTCCTCAAGGTGACGCTTCTAAATTAGACCCTAAAAATGTGACACCGGAACAACGAAGAGGTATTGAAAGGTCTATTGGCGGAAGGGTAAAAGTGGAGTGATGGAATGTGGAAGGTATCGATGAACTGGTCAGGGACATGGATGTGGAAATGTCCCGCAAGTCATTCGAGTACTTCTTTACTGAAATCCTTGAATTCGAGTTCTCTGACCATCACGAAGACTGGTTGAAAGGTCTCAATGAAAGCCGAAGATACTGCGTCAAAGCGAGCCGTGACCACGGTAAATCTGTATTCTTTATGTCTTATGCGCTTTGGTTGGCCGCTTTCAAACCTAATACTCATATTATGATATTCAGTCACAGTCTTGAGCAGACACTTGAACACATGCGGTTTATCCGAAATAACATAGAAAGCGCTGACATTTTAAAAGGATTGAAACCTACAGGTAAGCCTTGGGCTAAATCTTACTTCGAGTTCACCAACGGTAGTCGTATGATGGCTAAGTCGGTTGGTGGTGCTACTCGTGGTTTCCACCCTGATGTAGTAGTATGTGACGATATTCTTTGGGGTACTACCAGTTCTGAGTTACAAAGAGCAGCCGACTGGTTCTATACCGTTTTACTTCCGGTTCTGCACCACACAGGTAGATTGATGATGGTCGGTACACCGTTTAGTTACAACGATTTGTACGCTGAGTTAGAAGATAAAAAAGCATTCAGAGTCGAAACCTATCCGGCTATCTTACCTAATGGCGAACCGCTTTGGCCTACTCGATGGCCACTTGATGCTTTGAAAGTACGAGAAGATTCTATGCCAGCGATTAAGTTCGCTCGTGAGTATTTGTGTGAACCTATCCACGATATGTCAAGTATGTTCCCGATGACTTTGCTAGAGAAAGCCAGAGACAAAAACTTGGTATTGCTTGATAAAGCAGAAGAAGAGTTCGATGAGAATGGACAATCTGCTGGAGTATTTGGTCAGCACTTTGTAGGCTGGGACCCAGCGATTGCATCTGACTCTAATGCTGACTACACTGCTATGAGTGTACTTAGGGTGTTGCCGGGTAGTGAAGAAAAGCAATTAGTGCATGTACTTAATCAGAAAGGATTGAGTGGTGCTGCACAAAAGAGACAAGTCATATTACTCAACAATAGATTTCAACCTGACCTAATTGAACTTGAAGGTAATAACTTTCAGCGTATGTTTGCGGCTGAATTGCAGGATATGCGAGGTGATATACCAATCAAGACATTTATGACTACCAGACAAAAGAAAGAAAGTATGTTCATGTCTTTACTGATGGCTTTTGAACAAGGTCAAATCAAAACACCTTGGGGTGATGAAAAGAGCAAGGAGTTCACTCGCATTCTCGAAACACAACTCAGTAGATTTGGTATGCAGAAGAATGGTAGACTAGAATCTGTAGGTAGTCACGATGACTTGGCTATGAGTCTGGCTTTGGCTAACTGGGCTACCAAAGAGTTCAGAGGCTCTATCATTGCACTCGATGATTATCTTGAAGGCTTCGATGAGTGGTTCGGTGATGTGTCGCCCAACAGAGGAGCGAGGGCTAGTTGGTTCACAATCTGATAAAGAATTATATTATACCAAAAAGTGGAGATAATTATGTGGCCGAGTCTGGGAATTGGAAACTTTACTAAATCTGTTGACATGGGTCACGAAACTTTGAACATCATCGCATCAAGTCTTACTACTCATCCTCATGTCGATGACAGCATTGCTAAGTCAATTGCATCACAGACCGTAGTGTTTACTACAGAAAATGTACCTGAAACTGTATATGCACCATTTTGTATTACTGGTGAAGGTTGGTTTGAGGACAGACTTGGTAAAAGCGCATCTGAGATTGTCAAAGAACTCAGAAAAGCCCGAAGAGTATTCAAAGAACACCGTGAAGAGATAGATGATATCATAGATAATGTTCGTAAAATCAAGAGCATGGAGGTAGATGCGACCATCAAACAACTTGGCTGGGGCTCTGAATACGAAGAAGATATCAGAAAGTTGGGTGTGAGTGAAAAAGATTTGAAGTCACTAAGGTTGTTTGGCGAAACTCGTAAGAGTAGTTTAGTAAGAGCCTGTAACTCTTGGGCGGCGGCAGAAGATGCTTTGGCTAAGTTAGATGAGTTTGAAGATGTTTGGGGCGAGGAAGAAAAGTTTGCTTGGGTCAACGCTATGGAAATGAAACAAGATGCTCGTAAGATGTGGAAGAATGCATTACATCAAATCGACAACCTTTCCAAAGAACAACAGAAATGGATGAGATTAGCAAAGGAAGAAATCACAAATCACGGCTCTATGTCAGCCAGAGCAATCACTGAGAACCTTATCGAAAAAGGCGTACCTCGACTTAATTCTAACAGACTATCCAAACTACTCAACATGTATGGTGAAGAGATAAACATCGTCAAGGCTCATCGAAAAGGCGAATACATGTGTTTGTCTAAAGAAGGTCTCATAATCAAGGACCCTTGGGCTTATGCAGCAGGTTTTCTCGATGCTGACGGCTACATTACCATTACAGAAAGAGGTGAGCCAAGGGCTGGTTTTATTGCCACTGGTGACAGAGGTAAATTACATTGTGAACAATTGTACAAGAACATAGGCGCTGGTGTGTTACAGGTTGACCAAAAAGTGTACAACGACGGTCAACGGAGCCAGCACCGTGTTAGTTTCTACTCCAAAGATGATTTGACTAAATTACTGAACAAAATTACTCCACATTTGCAGATGAAAGAAAGGCAGGCAAAGGCTGTCATGGCTTTCATAGGTGAAAAAGACCCTGTAAGAAAAACTGAATTAAAGCGATTTGTTCAGTTCTCCAACAGAGACGGAACATCAAAAGGTGAGGAGTCTCTCCGAGAGTGGGGAGTAGACAGAGATACGGTCATAAGTTGGGCGGAGGGATTGTGATGGCAGAAGAAAAAGGTAGAATTGGTAGATTTTTAGAATCATTGGCTAACCCGTTTAGAAGAAGGAGTACTCCAGCGCCGCAGATGCCGCTTTGGACTACAGGAATTCAAGAGCCTGTATTAGCACAGGGTATTACTATACCAGCGCTTTATGCAGTGGCTAATGAGAATCTGATACTAAGAACAGTCTTGTCCACTTTGCAGCAAGAGATATTCCGCAGAGGCTACTATTGGGAAAAGAAATTCCATAAAAAGTGCACATCTTGTAACGCTGAGTTTCAACACGATGTTAAAGAGTGCAAAGATTGCGGTGATACTGAGTTAGTCGGACCAGACCCAGAGCAACTTGTTTATCCAAGATGGTTACTAGACCAAAGGAACTCTATGGAACAGTCTTTCATGGATGTACTTAGAGAGATAGAGTACGATTTGAATATCACTGATGATGGGTTTTTGATACTTATCAAAGAGTATTACATGGACCCGGAAACAAATGAGTTGGCTTTCTATAGAATCAAAGAGATTGTCAGAGGCGACCCTATCTTTATGCGAATTATTGCTGATAAGCGTGGAGTAAGAGGTGGTCGCTTCAAAGTATGCCCTATCCATCGTGACGAAGTGAAGTCGTACTCTGGCGAAGAAAAAAGTTGTAGCGTATGCGGGCATGAATTAGAAGATGTGCATCATGTCAATACAGCAGGTTCTGGTAAAACACAGTACTATCTTAAGGGAGAAGTCATACATGTAAGTAAATACAATCCTAGTAAATTGTATGGTCGAAGCCCTGTATCTACTCTTTGGCGACAGGCTATGACTTTGACAGCGATGGATAACTACATGTACACTGCTTATTCAAAGCGTAGAATACCAAGAGGTATATTGAGCGTTACTACTGACAACCTCGAATCTATGAAGTCGTTTTTCAAAGCAACCGACGAAAAGTTAGAGCGTGACCCGCACTATATACCTAAGATTGGTATTGAGTCTGGTAGTGGTCGTGGCGGTATAAATTGGGTTAAATTAATGGATAGCCTTGAAGAGATGCAGTATATTGCAGCCAGAGATGAGATGCGACAAAGGATTGCTGCTTTCTACGGTGTATCTAATGTATTCATGATGGACACTGGTAAATCTGGTGGACTGAATAACGAAGGTATGCAGATATTGGTAACTAACAGGGCGGTTGAATTTGGTCACAAGGTATACACTGACCATCTATTCCCAATGCTAGTAGAACAAATGGATGTTAGTGATTGGCAACTTACACTATATCCGAATGAAGAAGAGGATGAAGTTACTCGACTACGCCGTGACGAAATGGAAGTTAACATTGCACAAAGAATGATGATGATGGGTTACAAGCCTGAACTTAAGGAAGATGCTAACCGTGACATTCGATTCATTTACAAGCAACCAGACCCGAATGACCCTGCTCAACAACCACCACCTCCGGGCGGAATGCCTCCGGGCGGAATGCCAATGGGAGGTATGCAGATGGGCGGTGGCATGGGTACACCGGGTGCTTTGCCAAGTCGAAACATTAGCCCACAGGGGGCGGCTATGCTTGGCAGACAGGCACAGATGGGTATGGGGCAACCCGGTGGAGAAGGTGCAGGTTTGAGAAACAGAGGTCCTGCAAGCCCTCAAAACAGAACTAGTATGGGTGCGGGTGCACCTATGTCAAGCGTTCAACAAAGAGGTCCTCAGCCTAGCGGAGTTCAGCAGGCGAGCCAAAGCATAGTCAATGCCCGTAATCCTAGAGGGGCTTAGGAAGTTTAAAGTCAAGGAAGGTAGTGGAGATGAGCATGGACCTGAGAAAATTGGACCCAATGGCTAGAAAAATGCGCACTCATGTAGACGCATTTTACAAAGCATTAGACGAGAATGATGGCTTTTCCGCAAGAAATCACATCAATGAAATTGTGAAATATGCAGATTACCTAAGCAGTGATGTTGAGTCTGCTGTAATGAAGCAAGACGATTCTATTCAAGGAGTCAATGACATCTACGCTGGTGGAGTACCTATTATGAAAATGTCAGAAGTCGAGACTGTTCACAAGGCAGAAGCAAGTGTTTTGCCGGGAACAATCAGAACTTCTCGCTTTGGAAATATCAACCGTAGACTATCAAACCGTACACTTTGAGGTGAGTAAATGAGCGACGAGGGGGAGAATGTTGCTGAGAAACTCATGGGTGCTCTCATCACTAAGATGGAAAGCATGGATGCAGGTTTGCAGATGTTAAAAGCAGAAAACGCAGAATTGAAGAAAGCACTTACTAATCCTGCAAGTCTTTTGAGAAAGGCTGGATTTGTATCTGCTAGAAATCGTATGCCAGAGGATGTCATGCCTGACACCTTTAGAGGAGATGCTGACGATGTACTTCTAAAAGGAGACAACGGAGAGCCTTTGAGCATACCCAAAACCAACGCTGACTTCCACAGCATGGATTGGGCAGATATACACGCACTGGCTGACCAAGCAAAGTCAGAAGGTGCAATTGGAAATGAATTAGGAATGGATTAAGATGAGACCTAGATTTGAACCTAGAGAGCCAGAAGTTGACAGATTGCTAAAAGAGGCAAAGAAGTTAGAAGAGCGTATTGCTAAAGCAGAGCCGAATTATTCTGGACAAAAAGAAGGCTCAAAAGAAGGTTATGCTCGATTCGAGGCACAGCCGTCTGGTGTACCTAATGCTTTTTACAACACAAACAATGTACTACTTGACGGGGTAGAAGATGTTGCTAACAAAGGTGCAACTATGGAAAACAGCGATGTCTTGACACGCACATCACCTTACTATCCAACTGCTTTCAGTACAACAGGCGCTCTTGAAAACTTCAAAGGTGGCGACGGTCCAACCTTAACAGAATTGAAGAAGTCTATTGACCGACTATCCAGCCGTCTGAATTGAACGGCTGGTGGTATGGATGAGAGAAGGTCATTACGATACCTTTGACAGGGCTAAGTTTACTTTCATAGAATCTATTTACGACGGCATAGGCAAAGCAGACGCTGCTGCCGAATACTACTTTGCTAGTCTTAACTTACAAAGACACGGTTATGATTTAAACAATCAAGACGATACACTGCTCAAGATGGCAGATATCATCCTCAAAGACAATCATGATTGGTTCCAAGAACAGTTTATGTCTGGTAGTGAAATAGCACAGAACCCCTCTTTACAACCTTCGAGAGTCGTCACACCTGAGCCGGGCCAACCTTTTACTGGGGCTAACATCCAAATGAATCCGGGTGACCCTAACAGCGATTCTCATCATGACATTGACTATTTTGGTTCAAGTCTGTTTCCTTTACACGGCGACAACATGGCTGACCATGTGGCTAATTATTATGTAGGCGACACCCCCGGTCAAAGTGTTAGTCGTGACCATGCTGACATCACTAACCACTTTCACAGAAAACACTCACAAAGTGGAGATGCTGAATACAGTCCATCGGCGTTTCTGAGAAACACCGCTAACTATGGGGATTTGGCCGATGATATGACCAATCACGATATCTATGAAAGGCACTTCAATGATTGGAAAAGTAACAATGACCCAGTTGTAAGTTTGATGACTCAACAGATGCACGAGCAAGGTATATTCGATGATGATGAAATAAATCACAGACTTGCTATTAAGCATATGGAGGAAGCCAAAGAAGGCTGGAAAGACAATCTAAAGTTTACTGATTACTTGCTTGGTTTGGAATGGACAACTCCAGAAGAGCGACAAAAAGTATACGACCACATTGCTCGTTTTGGTTTGACAAATAAAAACAACCCTCTCAAACTTAGGAGTGGTAACGATTGGGTGCCGAGAATAGTGCAGAATATACAGAATAGATTTGCGCCTATCTTTGACCACTGGGTAGGTAAGGCTCACATACCGGGCTTCAATACTAAAGCAATCAGAGAAAGAGAGCCATCTGCTGCCAGAGAGCCGGGGGCAGTTGAAAACATGTCAGCGTTTGGCGCTGTGGAGAATGGTTACAAAAGAGCGCTGGACTATTTACAAGAAATGGAAAACATACCTGAAATCGACTACAGTCAAAGACCTTACATAAATTACGAACTTTCAACTGACCCTAATGAACCAAATAAGGTTGTTAATCGCAGTATACAATTCACTCCTATTCAAAGAGCAGGTCAGAAAACTAAAGTTACTGATGAGGCACAAATCTTAGGTCATGAGATGGGTATGGAATTTGATACCCTGCTTGCTTTGATAGGCGCAGACAAAAACGGTAGATTACACGCTCCCGGCCAGCACCCTGTTTATAGGGATAGATGGAACCCAGAAGAAGGCCCTTTCAGTCAAGAAGAAGTTGACAAGATAATGCGAGAAAGAATAAATCGAACTCGTAATATATTTGCTGGTAAGATAGGTAGGAGAGAGGCTAGTATACATTACGCTCCCCACATAGATGAAGAAGACTTTGACCCTGAGTATACTAAGGGTGGAACAAGTAACGATTCCTTAGCGACTTACTGGGGTAAGCCTTTCAAAGTCGGCGGGCTGAATAAGAATCCACAATTGTTGTTTGAGTTACTTCATCAGGCTACATTACTTCACGGTAAAAATCATTTCAGGACCGGCATCAAGGGTGAAGAAGAAGAGTTAGATGTATTTGAACAGGCTTTCGCTCAGATGCGGGCTGGAGAAGAAAAAGTCGGACCTTATGATGAAGGCTATCCTGCTGACCAAGTGACTATGGATAACAAAGGGTATGAACAAAGCCTGTTTTTTATGAAGAATCCTAATACAGGTAAACTTGAACACAGAAGAATACATGAAGATAGTGATGGAGGCGAACACCTTACATTCAATACTAAAAGCGCATTTGCGCCGTTCTTACCCAGACCAATAGAGGTTGTTGATTCTAAGTATAGTGATAAACCACAAGTAGATTTTGCCCACCCCGAAGAGCCAATTAACATCCATTCTGCTGGTTCTGCTAACCATCTTAATAAAGATGTAGGAACTAACAATTTCTTTTCTCGACACGCTCAGTCACTCAATCCAGCGGTCACTAACTTACATCTAAATGAATATGAAGCAGCAGTTGACTCGCCAGAGGCGACTAATAAAGAACAAGGTGATATTAGAGATAAATTAGAAGGTAAAATAACGGGTCATTTCAAAACTCATAATCCGTTTACTTTCAGGGGCGGTCACGACCCTGCTGCTCGTGAGAAGGATGCTGGTAAGGATGCAGTCTTGATAGCGCATCACAAACATCTTGCTGGTCCTCCGGGCACACCCGTAGAGATAGGCCAAGTTCACGATGGTCATAGACCGATGAACGAAGATGTTTACTTACCGTTAACATACGGTGAGGGCTATGTTAACAGAAGTCGTGCTAACAAAGATAGGGCTGATAATCTTAAGCGTCAAATAGAGGAATTAGAAAACGCCGCCTCTCAAGAAGAGGGTGAAGCCAGTCAAATAATCGAAAACAAACTTATGGATTTGGAAGAACAGTTGTCGATGATTCCTACACTTGAGCCTAAGATGTTTGGTGACAAGATGCCAGAAGGCACCAAGATGTTACTGGAAAAGTTAGAGGCTGACGACCAAGCCTACGAAAAGTTAGCAAAACAAAAAGCCGCTGAGTTTCCAGAATTATTTGATAGAAGTCTACCCCCTGACATAATCGAGGGTAACCTAAGACAGTTTGCTCGAATGCTAAATGATTATCTTCATCAAGCCCCCTCAGAAGCACACGGCTTGAGTTCACTCACATCCAGAGACGAGTATGATGAAAAAGAGATGAATGAAAATTTCAATCCGATTGCAGAAAAAGCGAAAGACTTTGCCCATAATAGTGATGTTGTTTTTAGTCTACAGGACTTTATTAGAGCAGGTGGTGACAATAACCTTGATAGATACTTAGGGGGGTTGGCTGAAAAGTTAGGAATGGACCCAGAAGATTACCACACTCAGGAAACTATGAGGCATTTTTATCAAGACATCATATCTCCCTACATAAATGATTTACAGCAACAAGGGTTAAGAGAAGAATTGTTAAATTTCAGCATGCCTATACAGACAATTGGTAATTTTGCTAAGCATCATTTTGATACACCAGATGCTGACTTTGGTGCGACGCTTGAACAAATGAAAAAGACTAGGGGTTTTGACAACGAAGATGCTAGTAACTTAATCACCATGGTTAACAATTTAAGAAACGCATTAGTGCCACATAGAAGAGGTATGGGTGGTGCAGAAAAGGCTGGTGTCGACGAAAGAAATTATCAAATGGGTTTCGACATACATCACGCTGTCAATCCTGATGAAAGGGTGCATGACTACTTCAAAGAAAAATTGGCGGCTTTGCAGGAATTAGAAAGTAAAGCGTTCACTGGCCCTAAGCGTAATAAAGTTCAAAATGATATTAAAAATTTCAAAGCGAAGATGATTAATGCTAGTCTAGTATTAGACAAAGATACCAAAAGAATGTTACAGGACAAACACGCTGAAAAATACGGCGAATCTTATAGAAAGGGTAAGCATTTCGCAAGCACTAGTAAGTCTTACAGAGCACAACAAACCCTCGATTCTTTGATTTATAGTGACCCATTTGTCGAGCCGGGCGCTGCTCCTGCCGCAGTTACCGCTAGACTGAGTGGTCGAGTCACTAAACCGATAGAACCAGTTGGACCAAATGCTCACAACATAGTGGCTTCGACTTACAATGCACCGCTTTATCGGATGGAGTTTGGTCACAATGCCCCTATTACCTTTGATTACAAGATAAGTAAAGACGGGAAGATAGATATAATCCCACTACCTGAACCTATACGAGATAGGTTAGTTCAACCGACAATGGCTATATGGAGGGGAGCAGGTTTGACTGATGTTTTATATGGAACTGATTGGGAAAAATACAACATAGAAGAGCATTTTCCGGCTCAATTTAAGCATGGTAGAAATGAAACTAACACGATTGCTATGTCAGAAGATGTCAACCTAGCAACACTTACTAATCCTGACATTATCCGCAAAGAGATAGGTAAAGGCGTTCCTATCCTACAACCGATGCATCGTATTTTTGATTTGGGTGACCTCGAACATCTGCGTGGTTTTACAGGCGACTGGATAGTATCTGTTATGCCAGAAGGTGAAAGAGGCTTTGTCAAGAAAGAAGATGATGATGTTACTTCGACTAACTTTACTTTGTCAGACGAAGACAAGAGTAACTTCAAGAAAGTAACTGATAACGATTATCATTTAGATGTATTCAAGACTGAAGAGGGCTACTACATCTTTGATGTTCTCAAGTATGACGATAAAGAAGTACACGATGTGCCAATAGATGACCGAATCAAGATACTTAGAGGTGGTTTGGAAGGCGTTGAGAATGTACATGTTCCGAGCGCTAGCGATACAAGGCTTACAGACGATGCTGGTCTCAAAGTTACAGTAGAGGATTTGCAGAAAGAAAATGAGAAGTTGTTACTTCGTGATGCTAAGTCTACTTACATGGCTGGTGAACTTCGACACCCTAAGTGGGTGCTGCTCAGTCCGGGCAACGATGTCGTGCTTAGAGTCTTAGAGAGAAGAGGCAACGGCCCTTACACCTATCGATTGGGTACTGGTCCTATTACTAAAGATGAAGAATTAGGTGACAGGGCTGTAGAGGCTGACGGAGAAGTCTACATGGATGTTGGTGCTGCATTTGACAGTGATGAAAAGTACAACGAGGGTGACCATGTTAGAGTCAATGTCAGTAATGTAGGTGAATCAGAAACAGCCGAAGGACAGAAGTTGTTTACCGTAACTGGCTCTAAGATTGAAGAAGAGGCTGAGGGAGAAGGACTTGTTAGTCAAGAAACTCTGGGATTACTTGCTAAGGCAGAAGATTCCCAATGGCTGTGCGAAGTCTATAGAGCAGGTAGTGGTATAAGAGTAGTCATGCCACAGGGCGATGTTGTATACAAGTGTACACAGTCAGGACAGTCTTGGACAGCGCACAGTCCGTTGGCATCTAATGGTTATTTGGTTCGCATGTCCGAAAGTCAAAGACCTTACTGGGCACCAGTCGCTGGTGCGTTGCTCAAGGCTGATGTGCAGATAGCCGCACCTGCCGAAGAGCAAGAAGATAAGGCTGAGGTTCACGAAACAGAAGGTCAAGGAAAGCCCCTCATACCTCCTAAGAAAATTAAAGATTCTGAATGGTGGACTAAGCAAGAAAAAGAAAAGGTACTCGTTAAGGGCTTACAGTTAGTAGAAAAGTTACTTAAAAGTGGAGTGGGCGCTGTAGGCCAATCAAGTAGTGGTACTAAGGGACTAGGTATAGACTACGCTACACCTATAGAATCACCTATGGGGCCTACTAATTTACATGACAAAAAGACAATGCCTGATTACGATGTTAGGGATATGGAAGAAGATTCTTCTATAGATGAAGAAACTGAGGCAAAAGACAAGCCTAAGCACATGACTGTGCCTACAGACGAGGGTGTTTTGGAAATAACAGAGGACTCTGCTGTTTTCCGTACTTAGTTAAATAGTATGAGTGTCGTCTATAGAAACGATGACAGCCAGTTCGATGCTGAGAACCTCCCCGGTTACTCACAATGGTAGCATCAATTTAATCAAGGCTGATAATGACTTGGTAATCGCTGGATACGCATCTGTTGAGATGGTAGACAAGCAAGGAGATTTGATTACTAGAGGCGCTTTGAAAAATGCTTTTGGTGACTTTATGAAAGCAGACGGTTACCGAAATGTACAACTTGCTCACTCTAACATACAGGTTGGAAGCGTTATTCCACAATATACTGACTCTGATGGTAGAGTTTGGAAATCCGGTGTCGATGATGCTGGTATGTTCGTAGTCATTAAACTACGAGACGACATAGAAAAGGCAAGAGAAGTTGCCAAAGAAATTCGCAAAGGAGCCCTTAGAGGTTTCAGTATTGGAGGACAAGCATTCAAGAGAATGCGAAAGAGTGATGCCAGTCATGGCGATTACACTGAAATTTCCAAACTGGAACTACATGAGGTTACTATTTGTGAGAAAGGTATAAACCCGGAGGCGACATTCCGTATATTGAAGGAGGATACTGATATGACAGAAACAGATGCAATGACTGAATTGTCAAGTGTACTAGACAGATTGAATGGCCGCCTTGACGCAATGGAGAAGGGCGAGATGCCAGCAGGTCTTAAAGAACACTTGGAAGACAAGAAAGACGATAAAGACGAAAAAGACGAGGCGAAAGAAATGGCCGATAAAGACGAAGAAGAAAAGATGTACGGTGCTGAGCACAAAGAAGACATGGCAAAAGGAGAATATTCCGATGTCATTTCTAGTGAATACCTGAACTGGATGGAAAATACTTTGAAATCACAAGGTGTTGACATCGGTGGCGCAAGACATCATTTTGATAATGTCTCTAAAGCCAACCTAGGTAGCACACCAGAAGCAATTGGTGACGGTGCTGACTACTTTGCTGGACAAGTTAAGGGAAGAGCACAAGAAGGCGGAAACCCATCAACTGGCGCAATCGGTAAAATTAATTCCGGTGGCGGCGGAAAAGTAGCAAAAGGCTATTTACACCCAAGTGTAGTTTCTCCTACTGATGTAGAAGCGGCCTACGAAGTTTACAAAGCAGCGGCTCTTGAAGAACAATTCAAGCACAGCCTAAGCGGCGTATTTGCTGACAGACTAAACAAAGAACTCACTTCAGAAGCACAAGCAAGAGAAGCCGCTTCCTTTGACGCAAGAACACCACTTGCTAACATCGAAAAGGCCCTATCTGACTTGAGTAACAGAATTGACAACATTTCAAGCGCTGCTCCAGAATCAACGATTCGTAAGAGCAGTGATATGGCTAATGTAGAAATCCCATCTACTGAGGTACTTGGAAGCATGAGTTGGGACGAAGTCCACCGACTCGCAGGGAGTGTATTTAACAACTAAGGAGGAATATGAATGGCAAGAAATTATATGAGAACAGTAAATGATATGGAGCGCTACTACTACGGTGCTGGACAAAGCATGGGATATTCCTACTCTGGTTCAGAACTATTGAAAGCAGATGCTCCTCTATTGAGCACAACAGCAGGAACATACCAAGCAATCTACGGTAGAAAAGTATGGAGTCAGTTGAACCAAGAGTTCAACGCTTTCTCTATCCTACCTAAGAAGCCATGGGACAGAAGTGGATGGCGTGTAGTAACCGCTAAGCCTTCTGCTACCGTTGGCGGTGGAATTGCAGAGAACGGTACTCTACCTGAAACTCAAAAGCCAACTTTCCAAAATGTTGCAGCAAAGCCAAAAACCGTTGCTCACTCATTCGACATGTCTGAAGTAGCAATCTTCCTTAACGACAAGGATGACGGTCTAGGTGACATTCGCTCAGTTTTGAAAGAAGAAATGGGTAAGCACCACGCAGAGATGATTAACAAAATGCTACTTAGAGATGCCGACAACCCAGCAGGTAATGATATCGAGTCACTTGACCGTGTCACCGCTGGTCACGCTGGCTCTCTAACTACCAGCACAAGTGCAATCGCAGACGGAACAGGTCACCTCAGCGCAGCAACTGACTTAGATATCTATTCAATAGACCGTGAGGCTAACGCATCATGGGCTAACGCTGAGATGTCGGTTAACGGTGTTTCTGGTACTCCTACCAACAGAACTCTATCTCTCGACCACTTTGATGAACTATTCAGAAAGATTTGGCAGAGAGGTGGAAATCCAAAGGTTATGCTAACTGGATATGATACTTTGATGAGACTTCAACAACTACTACAAAGTCAACAAAGATTCATGGAAGAGAAGCGTGTTGTACCAACTTACAACGGTGTAAAAGGTGTACCGGGTATGGAAGCAGGTTTCATTGTAGCAACTTACAATGGTGTACCAATCATTCCATCTAAGGATGTCGAAGGAGACGGAATTAGCAGAGTTTACATGCTAGACACTGATTACTTGTACTACAGTACTGCAAAACCAACTCAATACTTTGAGTCTGGAATTGAAACTGGAGACCCATTCGCCATTAACCGCCTCGGTCAAGAGGGACTTTACCGAACAATGGGTGAAGTATGGACAACTTTCTTTGGAGGACAAGGTTCAATTCGTGACCTTCAATGAGGATAACATGGAGAATAAAATATTAGGAGATGATTAAATATGGCAGCAATAACATTAACCAAAAAATCAGGAGACGCAGGTGTATACGAAAACTTATTTGAGTTGGAATTATATGCAGGAACAATAGGCAGTGATACAAACTGGCTAGATGGAAACTCAGGTGGTTCTTATCCGGGTTCACTAACAGGCTTTAACGCATCTAACGCAGATGGAAAAGCGGCACCGGGACTTAAACTAGCATGTTTCCAAGTAACTACAGTAATGGCAACAGGTGATGTCGCAACTATTGGCGGCGGAGCAAGTAAGATACACGCAGTAATATGTGGTTCTAACGGAGGATTAGCGGGTGTCGGTGCAGTAATTAGCACAGAGACAAACACCAACGATTCGTTAACATTTACCGCAGGTGGTACACCAGTAGTTCCTATGAATTTGTGGGTAATCTGTTCTTGAGGTGAGGAAACTTGCCCAAGATAACCTACATAGGTTCTAACCCTTATCTCAAATTACGAGACGACACAGAAATGCATCGTGGCGAAGTTAGAGAAGTTTCCCAAGAGTGGCTGGACAAATACAGACACTGGACAAGACAAAAGGGTCCTAAGAATCTACTCATAGAAGGCGACGAAGGTGTCACGGTAGACGAAGGAAACGACGGACTACCTGACGAAGGTTGGACTAAGAAGGATATCACAGGATGGCTAAAAGAGAAAGGAGTATCTATCAAAGGGTATGCTACTAAAGCAAAACTCTTGGACAAGGTAAAGACCACACTCAATCCACCGGCACCAGAGCCAGTGGTTGAGGAGGTCGCTCCTGAGCCTGTAGCAGAAGAAGTGGTAGAAAAGGTTATAGTCGAAGACACTATCGTAGAAACAGACGGAGTTGAAGAATAATGGCATTTTTAAGCACAGTAGACACAAGACCTCATACATTAGGTAACTTATTGATGGTTACTGGGACATTTAAAAACGAAGGCATCAGTGATACAGGAGGAAACATAGACCTTTCTGACTTATTGGCAAAAATAGTCGTATGTGGTGCTAATACTGATTTATCTACTTCGGCCCAAAGTGCAGGTACCGCAGGGCCGTTTGCGTTAATTAGTGGAACAACATTAACATTAAAAACTCCGGCTCGTGAAGCAGGCACATGGTTTGCTATAGGTCCCCGTAATTAAGGCGTTTCACCCAGCAGAAGGTGATTTGATTGGCAACAACAGTAACGATACTTGGCCCGTTTGCACAGGCAGACTTTAACACTAGTAGTGGAAAAACCACTATACAAACTGCAATAAGCACTGCTATAGGTGGTAACACATGCGTTTCTGCTGACCCTCAAGTTATACTTGGTAACATCTACATATTCGTAACCACATCTTAAGGTGGTTGAATGGAATCTTTTGGTAACCTTGGTCTTGATGACATAAAGCGCTTGCAGAAGCGTGGCATCAGGCTAGACGAGTCTTACGGTGCTTCTGTTAGAACTAACGAAGACAACCCACTTGCTGGGTTTACTATGAAGCAGCGCAACCGTAACAAGAACGCTGGTGATGTACTGAACATCGGTAGCGGCACACGATGCAAAAGTTGCGGTATGCTTTACTTCTGTTGGGTCGATAAGTGTAGAACATGCGGCAAGCAGATGGAATTCAATCTGGGAGTGAAAGAGCAGTAGATTTAATCATGTATCGTGTCATGGCTTAGTTAAGGGGATGACATATGCCTGTAGTATTTTCACCCGGAGAGCCTGAGACTCGACCTTTCGACCCTGATGCAATAGTCTACACTACTGCTCAAAAAGTTGCAGACTTACTTGGCATAGGCCCTAGTGAAGCAGTACTAATGTCTGCAAATGCAGAGGCAAATGCAGTGTTTGTTACAGGCGGAGATTACAGAAACATTGGATTTTCGGCTGGAGATACAATATTAATTTACAGCGATGCTGACCCGTTAGGGGTAGAAAGACCAATAACAAGCATAACCTCTACAGCAAGTGGTGTGAAGTTATCATTTATCGGTTCGATAAATCCCGGCCTTTACGAAACTACAGACAATGGGTATGTACAGAACTTAGCATCATTTACTAATGGTAAAACTCGTGGCATGAAGCGCTCTACCGTAGAGACTAGAATCAAAGAAGTACAAGACCGCATTGACAACATCACTCATAATGCTTGGAGACCTTATCTAGTCTCGGCGGAATACCTAAACTTTGATACATACAAACCATACAGACGCAGATACTTTACTGACTATGTTGGTACTACGCCTTTATTGTTTAGAAATGTTCAACAAATGCTTAGGATAGAAATGTGGCAAGGTGAAGACTATAGAGAGATATGTGGCGCTGAGGTTCGTATACAATTACCAGATGATGTTAGAACACTTGCAGGTAAATCAATCGTATTATCACCCGGTAACGGCAGTGCAGCAAAATTAGAGGCTGAGTCTTTAAGTTCGGCAGGAACAAGCGGATTAAAGTGGTCAGTTGCTACTGACAAAATCAGCGCTGCACAAAGCCTTGCTGATTTGATTAACAACGAAGACAGAGTAGGAAAGTCAATTTCAACATTCATACCTATTTTTTATCCAGAAGGCTCAAACAATGTTGCAGCAAATGTCCATAATGAATTTTTTGCGAGTGCTAACTCTGACTATGGTAGTGGAGAATTGAAAGTCACTAGTATGAAACAGACTAAAGCAGGTGAAGTTTGTAGCATAGTCAGCAATTCTACTGATATAAATTTTACACAAGTTACTACGAACACCGCTACAGTTGCTAGCGTGTTAGGTAGTGTAGTAACTGTAGACAGTACGGCTGGGTTTGCTAAAGCAGGTGTATTTACAGACGGAACCAATATAGTTCGTTATGGAAGAGTTACTGCTACTGCATTCGAAGATTGTGGAATTGTAGTAGGTTCACTAGCGCCTAGTGGAACTATTACTCAGCACTTGCTTCAACTCGATTTACAAGGCGGCTCCTCTAGTGGTGACCAAGCGAGACTGCGTGATTGGTGGATTGATTCAGAAATGGGTATAATTTACTTCAATAATTCATATCCTTTCTTTGAACACAACTCTGTTAAGGTATCTTACATATATGGCGAAAGATATCTTGAGAAGGCTATAGAAGAGGCTGCTACTAAGATGGTAGCGGCTGATTTACTACTATCAGATGACCGCAGCGTCTTGATACCAGAGGGCTCGCAGAATGTTGACTTGGGTTCTAAGATTCAATTGTTTAGAAAAGAAGCAGAAGAACTGTTAACCCGCTACAAAGAAGTGGTGGTGTTTTCTTAATGGTTGCTACATGGAAAGAGCCTCTTGAGACAGTCATCGACATACTGGCAGCGAATTATGACTCTGGCACCGACAAGGGTTGGAACAGAGCCAATACTGACAATGTAAAGCCTGTAATTGTAGACATTGCCAACGAAACGCCTGAGAGAGGTAAGCGTATTGATTTACAAAGACATGATTACATTCTATGCTATGAGACAGCCCAGAACGAAGAAGTGCCTGATTTGATGTACAATTTCGTCACCACCCGTTACAATATTACAGTCGACATGAGAACATCAAGAGGTCGTTCTAGGCTAAGAAAGATGGAGAACGAAATGAGAAGAGTTATCCACAACAGTAGAAAGGGTGACGGAGAAAACTTTGACCGTATGGTTCTCAAGACTCGTACTGACCTGTCAGACCGAACCAAGAAACTGTTTAGGCATACATTCCAAGTAGAAGTTGTAATACTAGCGGAGATGATACCATGAGTGGTTTTGGTGCTCACTATAAGGGAGATGTCTCAGAAGTTGTCATGGGGCATGAAACAAGCCTGATGATTGAGCACAACGAGCCCTGTACTTGGACAGCCACTACTGACATTAATAATCCCACACATACAGAGATATTATTTGCAGGGACAGCGTCTGGTAACGCTAGTATATTTGAGAGTGCTAAGGCTGCGCTAAAAGTTCCTGTAGGTATGCTGATTGGTCAGAAGATGTCGTTTCATTCCACTGCGTCTGGTCAAAACAATTTTTCTTCTTACTATTACACTGACATGAAGAGTCGTTTGTACACAATCATAGACCATACATTTGATTCAGTGACTAAGATTAAGATTGTACCTGCGCTTACACAAGCGTCAGTGACCAGTGGCACAGGTGACAGCATTCTCATCCATTCGACTGGTTTACCAACTGTTGCTGGTAATAATGAAACAGTCTTACATGCGAATGCTTCCCAAACAAAGGAGGCTAGTCTGATAGACGGCTTTCTAGGGCTCGCTTCTTTCATGACATTACCCGACACTAAGGTTGATTTGCACAGTTATCATGTAGTTGGTTTAGGTAGGCAAGTAGCGGTTCAACAGACAGGAAAAGTCCATCACATGGGCGGCTCTATAGAAATGCCACTACATAGTCCAAAGTGGCTTTACTACAGCCTTGGTAGAGAAGTAGTTGACCAAAACAATTGCGGAACTGCTAGTGCAGGTTCAGCAGTAAATCCTGTCACAAACATTCATCCCGGCCAAGGGCATGTAGATGTCAGTACACTTACAATAAAAGGTGCTACCGCAGCAGTAGGTAATTACTTACTTATCAAAGACGGCACTCGTGTTCCGACTACTACCTACAAAGCGCCTGATTTAGGAGCCGGTAGTAATATTTACTGGCCAAACGGCGCAGGTCTTTCTTCTGATGCTCATCACTTTGAATGGGCGGAAAGCAGCGAATGTAGGAGGATTTCTGCAATAGAAGCCTTGACTGGTGGAAATTACAGACTTTATGTTGACGACCCTTGGCAGTTTGAACATACAACGACTGACGACATTGAGTTAAGAAAATACGCTGACGGTAGTACTGATGGTAATTTTGGTAGCCCTCATGTAGATACTAATAGAAAAATACTCCACCCTGTCAGAAGGCTTTTGTTTTCTGGAGAAACTGTGCCTAGTTTTTCTATAGAACACAGTGTGAGAACTAGAGACTTAGGTTCTTTCAACAGTGCTGGTGAGACTACAATAGCGCCCGGCTCGGCTGGTGACACAAAACAATTGACTAGAGTTTTCAAAGGCTGTAAAATAGTTGAGTATGAATTGACTAGTACAGTAGATGCTGAACTAAAGTATCGTGCTGTATTCGACGCTCTTTCTTGCTATACAGATACAGGTAGACTAGAGAGCGCTAACAAAGGTGATAGATACACGGCTAACCGAATGTTCCAGAATGTTGCCACAGGGCTGGCTGAGAAAAAGGCATCAGGTATAGCAAAGGGTTCTGAGAAACCATTTATGTTTTACAACGGGACAATCAGCGCTTTTGACCAAAACTTAGGATTCGTTAGTGCGTTTGAGTTGAAGGGTAAGACAGGTGTAGAAGTTTTCCACACTATCCAAAGCAACCCTATACCTGAGACTGTAAACTCAGATAATCTCAGTATCAAGCAGGTGCCCTATGGCGGTACTCGCAACGCATCTATTATTAGAGAAGGTAAAGAAAACTTTGACATGGAAGTCACTATTGCTTTGGAAAATGCTTCTCTCTATCACGAATTAAGAACTCACATTCAGCGCGGTGGCACTGCTGGCGCAACCGGGGGTACTATCATGCTGCATTTCACCAAACCTGTCACTACAGGGTCGGGTACAACTCCAAGTTTGAGAATCATTGCAGACGATTACTTCATAACTGAGTTAGCAATACCTGTACCTGACGACAAGGGGCTGCTGTTCACAACAATGAAAATCAAGCCACAGAATGTCAAAGTGATTAGTGAAGATACAATTTACCACTGCTGAGGAGATAATATGCCGATGAGAATTAGACGGTCTATGAATGCAGTATTGGAAGCAGTTTTTCACAAGCAAATAAATGAGAATCTACAAGAAGAAGAGGAAGAGGGTGGAGAATACCTCTTCGACCCAGAAGCAGGGCGAGCCAGTGATAACCCATTCGCTCACCTGAAACTGGAGGATAGCCCCTCGGAAGAGGCACTATCCGATGAGGAAGTGAGTAAGTATGTCACAGGAGAACAAGAGTAAGATAACGATAGACGGCAAACCAATAGAAGTTAGTAAGCGGCGACTGACCTTTTACCATATACAGAAAGTAGCCCCGCTGATGACTCACGGTAGCCTAGACTTTTCGGACTACTGGCGACATGCTTTTAGCCACTGGCTCAGTTACACAAATCCAGATGGGCAATCTATAGAAATTGACATAGAGGGCCTGTCTCCAGAAGATGGCAATAAACTTACTAGCCTTTTACCAGACCCAAGTCAGGTCATGGACTGGTTAGTTTTTCGGCCAGCGAAGTCGGACAAATCAAGTTCTTCATCAACGGGAGACCTGTGAGTGACCGGCTTCGCTATCAGAAACAAGCAATGGAATATTTACTGATGACACACTACAATATGACACTACAGGATGTGAGACACTTGAACATAGATGATGCCAAGCAACTTCTTTACTGGGCTCAGGCTATGCAAGGTGAAGAGCAGGCTGCCGAAGGCGCAGTTTATTTGGGCTACGACTTAGTGGCTATGACGGAGTGAATGAAATGAATAACTTGATATGTTTAGTTTGTAACAGTCAGAATATGGAGAATGACATTGTAATCATGCAAGGTAAGTGGAGTCGTTTATTCAATTATTCAAATAAAAAATACAACGCAATCAGTTGTAATGAATGTGGATATACAATGTTATTCAAGCAAGATTCTAAGTTTAGTATACTTGAAGTGATGATGGGGTGAAAAAATAATGGTAGACGATAACATAGACCCAAGGACAGTAGAATCCATGAAAAACTTTAGTGAATACAGCAAAACTGCTAAAGAGAACATGCAGGCTTTGCAGCAACAAATGGACAAGTTCACTAAATCAATGGCTATGACCAAAACGAATACAATTGATTTAACTAAGTCTCTTAGAGACATGAGTAAGACCGAGCCAATGCAGCAAAGTATAGGCGAAACAGCATCACCTGTAACAGGCGGTGGAGTAAATCAAGAGACTAATGTAACAGTCAATCTAAAGATAGATGTCAGTGGAGTTACCGACAAAACAGACAAGCGTACTTTAGCCAAAGAAATAAGCGCCATGGTTACTAAAGAACTCAAATCTAAGATTGGCGGCTCATTAACACAAAGTGGTTTCAACAGGAGTGGTTGATTTGAAGCCGGGAGAGAGAATGCCTATTCGCCTTGTTCAAGAGAACGGTGAAACAATCTCTCTTAACGCAACTAGTGTAGACATAGTAGTAGAAAGACAAGTGAGTAACTTTGGTATTCCTTTCTTTGATGCAAAGAAGATGGGTATAGATTTGAATCAAGCGACTGTTGCTATCGAAGTACAAGGTGTATTTACTGACGAAACAGGTCAAGAAGAAACAGTACAGTCTCAAGCAGTAATCGATTTTTACCAACCACAATCACTCATAACAGAAAATCCAAACGCCGGAAAAGGCGGGGGTATGTCTGAAAAGGAAAAGAGCATCTACAATCAGAAGAAAAGCAGCGACGAGCAAACTGGTAGAGGAGCCAAAGAATCAGGCAAAGGGTTGGGATTAGGAGGTGGCATAAGTAGACCTAGTACTCCTTTAGTTATACCTGCACTTGGTAACACCGTGTTAGACGATTGGCAAACCAGATACATCGATTTTCCTGTGGCTTATTGGGTAGAACAAAATCAAGCACTTGACAATCCAAGCAAAACAAATCTACAACTTTGGTTGAAAGGTGAAAATTACTCTGATGGGACTTGGACAGATGCTAGCGGATTTGCTAGAAATGCTACTCAACCCACTGCGGCTAATAAACCATTATTAAGAGAAAACGGGGTTAATGGTAAAACAGGTGTTTTCTTTGACGGTACTAACGACTACTTAGAAATACCATTCGCTACTAACTTAAACTCTAATGAATTTACAATATTTGTAGTAGCAAGGGCTACGGATACGGGAGATAAACCAATTCTTGACTCTGCTACAAACGGTTACGGCTTATCTTTAGATGTGCAGAGTTTGGCGACTAATTCCAACTTTACTGCTAGATGGATAGATACAGGCGGTGCCGACAATCAAAACTCCAATCCATTTAAAATCAACCTTAGAAGGCACGACGCTGCCTTGTTTGCGTACACCATGGAAGATACTGATTCTAACAATATATCAGATAGGGTAAAAATATTTTTCAACGGAGCGAATGTAGGTACAGAAACTTCTGGCGTAGATTATACAGGGGCATCAAGTGGTGTTTTGAGGATAGGTTACGACGGTAGTAATTATTTCAAGGGTGACATCTATGAGGTGTTAATTTACAATTCTGTTTTATCTGACGATGATAGACAAAATGTAGAAGGTTACCTTGCTAGGAAATATGGTTTGAATTTAATTATGGGCAAATATTCAGGAACAGGTCGCTACTCAAATCAAGTCGAACATATTAGAGTAGTCTTTGACAATAAGTTACTTGGTTCAAAAGTAGAATCATACGGCTTCCTTAACCAAAGAAGAAGGGCTACTACTCAACAGGCTATAAACAGCATGAGAATAAATCAGGGCAGTCCTCCTAACACATTAGTATCCACCATTACAGTTGACGGAGACCCTCGCACTTGGTTTGAAACATCATCTCCCCGCGGTCACAGAATCACTTTTAGTGCAAGTGAAACAGGTTATCCGACTAGACAAACTAGTGGTGGAGAAGATTATTACGGAGAAGTAGTGTCTGTGACATCTAGTACAATTACTGTTCATTTCAACAAAACAGGTGGCACTCATGCTGATAACGATTACATCTTTATTGAGCCAGTTGATTACGGTAACGCTAATTTTGTGGGCACTGATGTTGCCCCAGTTATTGTTTTACCAATCAACAACGCAGATACTTATGTGCGTGGTAATTTGTCAGAAGACGCAGTAGGACCTACTCACCCTAACTTCCAAGACGGTAGTGCAAGAAATACTACTCATGGCTCTGACATTACAAGGACAGACGAATACATAGCATTCTTACTATCTAAAGCACTGACGGCTGATTATATGCGTCTAGGTAGGGATATAGACAAATCTAATACTGCTCCCACAATGGATAATGTATATTCTGTAGCGCTATCGGAATCGTATAACGGGCATAACGCTAGGCTCGCAATTACACAAAAATATGCAACTTCCCTTGGTCAGAAAAACAAGATTGTTACAAACCTAGGTGCGGGTCAAATACCTGTTATCCAAGACTTTTCTGGTGGAAAGGCTGGTAAAAAGGTCAAGAGTGCTGGTGATAAAGTACAAGATTTGTTTGGTATATTGGCTAACAGTAACAACTTTTTGAACATACAAAATAGCAAGTCTGCCTTTATTGACAGTGTATTGGATGTAACCACAGGGTTCGTTCAACAAACTGTCTATAATAATGATGATGACAAAGGTGACTATATTAGGGGTATACAGATACCTTACAATTCACTAGCAACTAAAGGGAAGGATACTCTTGACTCAGAAGTCGCTCAAAGAAATTTCTTTTTGACTACCAATAACGCAAAGACATCGGATAAAATGTCAAGCGTCAACACTATTCATGCAAGCCGTGACTTTTCTCACATTTCCGAAGGACATGAAAAGAACGGTATCAGTGGCTTGATTAGTGATTTCAATGTCAACAGGGATGCTGAGATGAAGGCTTATGAATTTAGTCTGATGTTCATAGCGGCTGATATAATTCTATGAGGTGATAAAATGGCTATACCAATCAGACTTACACTAGCAAATGCACACGACCAGATTGATTTGGTCGCACAAAGCATAGACATGTCAATCAATAGAAATGTCAGCGCTTTCCCTACACCTAATAATTTCTTACAAAGATTTGCTGTAGACACGAATGTGCCATCCATTAAGATAGATATCAACGGTATATTTGTAGATGATGAAGGTCTCAACACTAATGGCGGTAGTGTTAATTTTGACAATCGGCCAATGAGAAGCGCAATCAATTTTGGAGCAATATTACCTACTCGAAAAAACTCTTTTCACTTTCCTTCACGCCCATTCATTGGCGGCTCCGTTATATCAGAAGATACTTGGTTACCAGTAAATGATGTATTTAAAGGTCAAAGTAGTACTATTACTATTAGAGCACCAGTAGGGTCACATTACGAAGAAGCGAGTAGTGACACTGAGGAAATAAATGTCAGACCGTTTACGCAGTTCAAATCAAGTACTAACTATGCCACTTCTGCCAGCACTATTACTGTGAGTTTTATATTTTCTATACCCTTTATAACTAATATACCCGCTGATGTTATCATTAATACAGGTGATAGATTAGTTAAGGAAGACGGCTCTCTCATAGGAACCGTTCAGTCAGTTTCTGGTAATAACATAACATTCGATACTAATATAGCAACGGCTCTTGCAACAAACGACAGGATATATTATTCTTTGAGAGCATTCAATCACATTGGTGAAAGTATCGGATTTGTAGACTACATAATTGATGACCCTACTATTGTTGACGGAGACCCTGCTGTTTTTACCATGGGATTAACTGCTGCCAACGATGCAGAGGTTTTGTCTGGTCGCCGCATATTTGTAAACAATCAACCAAGCCTAGAGTCTATGTTTAAATTTCAAACAATAAAGTTGATTCCTAGTTATTGGCTTGAGAACCCTCCAATAACAGGATTGTTGTGGGACAGTTCTATGGCCATAGGGTCTAATTTAGATTTGGTCAATACCAACACCAATACTACCAGTATACCTAGAGCAGGTGTAAGGTTACAATTTGATGTGGATAGCGAATGGTCAGGACTTTCTAATTTTGGAGTTACTGTTTCAAGTGGGACTAATCCTGTAAAATTAAGAGACGCTGGTCTAGTCAGACTAGGTACATCTAACAATGTGGCTGATTTCGATGCTGTTATTAGCGTACCTATCCAAAATATAGGTGAGGCTAATAACCCCGCGTTAGCAATGGCGACTTTAATCAAAGAGGCTTTTGAAATATCAGGAAATGTGGTAGATGCTGTAACAACAGGGTTTAATCCTAGTGGCGATAAAACCTTGGCATCAGCGTTTACGGTAAGACAAGAGGGTGTTCTTTTACTCTTTGAACAAAACTATATTCCTAATCTATCTATTCAACATCCTCATCTGCTAAGCCCCGGTCTGACTGATTTATTTACTGGAGTAGAATATCATTCCCCCAACTCTATGCCTACTGAGTCAAGAAAGTCAGCAGGTGACAAAGTACAAGATTTGGTTGGTTTGGTTTCTAACTCAAATAGGAACGCAGATTTGCTTCGTGGTATACAGATACCTTACGACAGTTTAGTGCAGAGTTCCGGTGTAACGGGCGTTGCTAGAAATTTCTTCTTGACCTTTGGTGAGATAGAAACCAATCTCAAGGGCTCAGAGGGTAATAACAGGTCTGCTAACAAACCTATGCAGAATTTACTACTGGGTATGAGCGATGGTGGTGCGGGCGATGAAAGTCCTGATAATTGGTATGACAAATTTATTGAGCCCATTATACCAAATGAAATAGAAGCAGTGTTTGGCTTCTTAGTAGGAGCAGGTCAGCAAATGTGGGTCACTCTCACAGACCAACCTGCAAGAGGTAACGATGGTGGTATGAGGATTATACCGGAGAAACTTCATGTGCGTTATGATGCTGGGAACAACTACTACGCATTCAATCTCGAATTAATGGCTTCCGACTATGTGATAGGTGTATGATATGAGTTTACTAATAAATGCAGGATATGGTATGAGATTCAACGGTATCAGCGACAGCGTTCTCGTACCGACTAACAACACTAACTTACACGGCAAGCAGACTGTTGAGCGCAAGCGGTTGCCGACTACAATGAATTCATTTACTTTGGAAACATGGTTCGTACCCGACTGTGGCGGTACAATATTTGAGCAAGACAATGTAATGAGGCTGAGCGTAGGTGCACCAAGTAGCCCTGCACCTGCTACTTTTGAAATCAGATTACAGAACAAGAACACTGGTAGAGACTCAGTATACACTTTGACTAGTGCCAAGCCTGTCAACAAAGCGAATGGTGATTTGGCTTACTGGGATGGTATTCTATTCCCGTCAGTCAATTCAGTAATCACAGGCTCTAATCTAGGCTCGGATGAAGACAGTAACGATGTCAGTGCCTTTACTGACGGCACAAGAGAACTACTCAATGTCACTGTTACATTCGATAGAAAGGTATTGAGTATGCATGTTAATGGCGACTTGTTAGTTCAACAGACATTAGAAGAAGAGCATCAATTAGTACCTCAACAAAGCCAGATGTTCCTAGGCGGTAGAGGTGGTGATTTCAGAGGAACGCTTGAGACTATACATCTGTCAGCAGGTGCAAAAGCGTCAGGTCGAAGTGATTTTGCTCCAATAAAAAGCGATAGTACTCTTGGTTTGTGGCGGTTTGAAGAGCCTATCAACCCTATTGCCACGAGAGTCACTACACCTGCTTTGACAGCGAGTACTAGTCAATCTACAATTTCTATAGGTTCTACAGCAGCAGCGACCTTAATAGAAGAGTTAACTGGACAAAGCGAGTTAACTTTTGTCAACTTTACTATTAGTACCCAAGTTCCAAATCACGGTAATTACTCCATTAAAAAATATGCAGCGACTTCTACTAGTGACATATCTATTCCAAAGGTGCCTTACAACCTATTGATAAATCCTTTAGGCTATGATATAAAGACGGGTAAGCCTACCAATAAAGCCCCCGAAAGAGTTAGATTAATTTCTATAGACAGTAGTACTGGTAACATAGTAGTCGAATCTATTCATCTTGATTTCGCTGCTTCTAGCAATGGTCGAAGAGGACTGTTAATGGCTCACGATGCAGGTGAGTTCGTAGTAATTACGGGTGACTGTATAGTAGACGGTGGAAATGGTAATGTATTCCAACCACAAGGTAGTGGCACTCAGTTTTCACAAAGACAAGGGCAAGTTATAATTGATGAAAGTGACTTTGAAAACCACGGTATTGTTTTCTCTATGAGCATGGCCATAGACTCTCATGAATACAACCAGTTTTCTGCCAGTACTACAAATATGGGCCAAGACTTCTTGATAGGTCATACGGGTAGACATATTCTCAATCATGTTAGCAGTCATCCGTTTATGGGAGCATTGCCGCCTACTGAATCGCATTTAGTAGAGAAGAAGTTAGATGCGGGCAGTGATGTTGTAAGTGCTACATTCATCCCTCAGTTTGGGAACATCAAAGATATAATTCCTGTAAATTCAATAGTGTCTAGTTTTGACGAACATGGACCAATGGCTTTGAAAGATGTAGTATCTTCCTCAAGAGTATCTACATTTGTAGAAAATGGCATGGCGGATATAGACGAAAGTCAAAGAGGTTTGTTGGCGATAGGTGGTCCAGAATTTGATACCGAACCTTTCTTACTCAAATCAGTTTCTTCTACAGATTCTAGTACAAACATCAAGTCAGTCATTCCTTCTATAGAAAGTAGAATAGCGACACTAATCTTACCTGAGTTAGAAGATTATGACTATGCTCCGTTTGTACAGATTCATTACAACGCTATTGATAGAACAGGTGAGCATTTTAATGTCGGCGCTACATCTAGGCTAACTACCAATATTTCTACTGCCACCCTTACTTTGCAGAGTGTCAAGTCTTTCGGAGTAGACGGCGCTATCATACCTGCTCACAGAATATCAATTGACGGTCACAGTCCTTTCTCATCAGTTACCAACCAAACTGCTAAGATAGACCACACTGCGAAAACAATTGTATTTTCAGCAACGCCAACCAACAGCAGTTTCAATACTGCCGCTATTAATAATGCTATAGTCAAAATGACAGATGGCTCTCCTAAGTTGTTAGTAAGTAAAACCTTACCTGATGTAAGCACAGTTGTTGGCTCTACCCGTATTATTGATTTGATAAGGGATTCAATTGCAGTCAGACCATTAGGTATAGTTGCGCCGGGAGGATTGGTTACTTTCGATACTCCTGACATGTTTGGTTTCAATGACGGTGACTTAGAGGGCGAAGACTCAGAAGGTAATGTAGGTGAAGACCAACTAGACTTCAGCCTTTGTCCGACTAATTATCTACCTAACACCAGTACTGACAGCCCTCAAACTACTCCTCAAGCGATAAGAGTGGCTAGGCCTGAACTAGCATCTCGCTCTTCTACTTTCCACAAAGTACTCGTGAAGGCTAATCTAGTCGGCTCAAATGATTTTTCAGAAGTTGCTGGCGTTAAGTTCAGAGACCCTTCCAATGGTAGAAGAAACCGTATAGGTTTGAAAATAAATAATTCAGGTGGCTATGTTAGTTCTACTACTGGCGCTATGTCAGTTGATGGAGGAACTGCTAATCAATTAGTTGCGGTAGACAACATCATTTACAAAGCAGACGGAACAAATTTAGGTACAGTTACAGCCGTCACTACCAACAGCATTACCATAGGTGCAGGAACCAATGCTGCGGTTGTTAATGATGATGAGTTATTCATAGAGCCTCAATCAGCAGGTAGAGGTAGCACTAATCAAAGTACAATCGTACATGAGTATTTCGACATTATAGAGCATAAGTCAAGGAAATAATGTTACTAGTTTAGTCATACAGCCTTGTGATAGGAACCGTTTTGCTCAGTTATCAAAGGTAGTGACTGATGCGGGTTTGGGTAATGTCATCAGTATTGAACACCTTATGTCGAGAGCAAGAGTGCTTTCTTTTGGAGATGACAGCGATGGTAACACTGTACTTAGGGCACACGGTTTGATAAGCGATATAGCATCCTCAACTGTTAGTGTCAAAGGCTCAGCCAGTCCCAGATTCTCACATTGTCAAAGAAATCATGCGGGTGCCCCGGTAGTGACAATGACTCTTGGCGGTGGAGGTCAAGGAGCAGTCAACACAAAGGAGACTTGGGACCCAGCCCCACTCAGCAGATTGGCTTGGAACACTCGTAGAGACTGTCAAGCCAAAGTCAATGCTACTATCAGTATAGGTACAAAGAGACAGATATCAGTGCTACCTTTGAACAACAATGCTGACGATTTACAATCTTGGGGAACTTATTGTTTCCCTGCTACAGGAAGAGTTTATCTTGAATTATCAGGTAACCAAGGAGAACAAAAGCAGTTTGCCAGTGCTGAATATACCAGTAAGGCAGGTACTTTATTTTCATTCAGTAACAGTACTGGACTTGTAGGTTCAGGTACATTTGTACTAGCGGATGGCTCAGAAGCGGATTCATTCAACGCTTGGGTTACTGCTACTGGAATAGATGAGACTAGCGTACTGCATGTCGATGATAAGTTTAGCGAAGAGTCCAATGTGTAATGACGGGACAACAATCAACGACAGATTGTTCCAGAGCCTAGACACAGTTCAGCACGATTACCAGTTAGGTAGTCAGTACGCAAGCACTCGTGCGCTTGTTGAAATACCTCTATTCGAGGAGTTCTTCTTTGACAATCCAGACAAGGGTATTTTCCCCGGCCCTGATAACAGTATGAAGTTGCACATAGACGCTACTCATACAGCGCATTCTTGGAACCCTAATCCAGTCGTAGAAGAGCAGATGCTATCTCTCCTCAAGACCCTGAGATTTTTGGTCCGTTTTCTTACACTATCCAAAGAGGTACGCACCGTAGTGGTACCAAGGTAACCAGACCTTACGATTCAAGTAATTATCGTGTCTATGTAGAAGACGCTAATATCTTTCCTATACCAACAGCGCCTCCTACAGAAGTTGCTAATCTAGGTGGGCAGGCTAGATACCGAAGAGCATTTTTGCCTAACGGAGAATGGTTTACTTACAGCGCTAGAAACACCTCCGACCACTATCTTACCGTAGTCGATTCGGGAGACGACCACGCATCTCAGTGAAAACTTCTTGCGAGACATCAGAGTTGGAGCACACATTACTCCTGCTCCGGGTTATCAGGATATGAATTACAACAGTATTGCTGACAATCCAAGTTTGATTAGTGCTGGTTACGAAAGAAGAAGGTCGTTTTACTATGACCGTTCTAATGTTACAACACAAGGTGGTAACGCTGACTACGGGATGAAGCAATATGTCAGTGCTATCGAGTTAAGGGCTGGCCCCTCTACCAATCCCCATTTACCAAAGATTATCAGTAAGCGACCTAGAGCAAAGGCGGTTTTGGTTGTTGGAAGTCCTGCTACTTCTATCAAACTAGACGATGCCAGCCTTTTCCCTATCAAAAGTCCTGACAGCGATTATAATTTTAGAGTTGCTTGGGTAGATTCTAGTGGAAATGTGAAGAGAGGGTTTTACAATAATAGGTCAGGAAACACATTAACTATTACCAGCCCTGATACTGGTTTTACTCCTTCGGCAGGTGACGAAATATATGTTGAAGACTTGTACGCTACTTCTGCAAGCACTTGGCCAAAAGTCAAAGAGACATTCCTAAACAGGGCTTGGGCACATCCTTACTGTCCGGGTGGAATTAGACAAAGTGATACAATATGGATGAACATGCACTACACCAATCCTCACGCAGTTGAAGGTCTGTTCTGTAAGAGTAGAGGAACGCTTAACGAAGCAGAGGTTTGGAAAGGCTTTAACGGCGGAGTAGGGGAAGTAGATGCTAACCCAAGGGATAGTATTCCATTAGAAAACTTCCTCATCGGAAATAGTTGTATAGAAACGGCTCAGAACTTAGTACAGCACATTAACAAAACAATCGAATTGAACTACCTTGAGGTTGTAGGAACTTCAATAACTGCACCAGTTGTTGCTTACTTAGACCCTTACCAGTGTACGGACAATTTTGTTAGAATATTACTTTACGATGTGGGCCATGACCGTGAATTTATTGCATTCCAAGATTTACACATGCAGGTTCAATCAAGCCCCGCCGCTGCTAGAATTAGCGAAGAGGATGCTAACAAAACAGGAGTTGTAAAGAATACTGTCACAGATTCAGGTACCCAATTAGATGTTGCGGCTGGTTTCCCTAGCCAAAACAAGAGAATGAATACTACTACAAAATCTGATTTTATCGAGGCAAGTTACGCTCACGCATCTGATTGGAATGAAAGTTACTCTGGTGCAATATCGGAGCATAATGTTGGTGGGCTAACAAATATAGACAAAGACAGTTATAGCAGTAGAACTAATCCAGCAGTAGCCTCAGCAAACGAAGCATTAATCCAACATCAAGTGATTGATGACACAAGTAGAGAATCTTCTACTTTCTTTGATACCCCAGACGGTACTAGAGTCATACCTGCTTTCTTAGCCATGAAAGGTATTAGGAACTCAGTATTAGATTTAACTTCACATACTGAGGCGAGATTGCAGTATTTAGACCAATGGACTGATATGGATTTCGTCAGAAGATTAACCCTAGATTTAGGAGAAGTACGCCTTAAAGACGGTGTGACTAACATAGAGTCTGCTGCTAGAGAAGTGGTTAGACTAATCAACCAAGCCGGTGCCAAAAACGGTAAGACGCACGCTCGTAGACCAAATGACCAATTCTTAGGTGACAGTTCTAAGTTTGACTTATCTAGCCCCGGACCTAAGTCAAATGCTTATAGTACGAACATTGACCCAGCGGCCACTCACCTTCATGCTGATTTCGCTGCTACTGCTTCAACACACGACCCTGCGCCTTTCTGGGACCCAAGTAAAGCGTTTTCAAGCCATGACCGTGGTACTCACATGGGATATGTTCGTGCCCATCTTGGAAGAGTCGTTCTTGACTCAGAAGATAATCCGGGCTTTTCTATAGTAATACACTCTACTATTCCGGGTGCCGCTGGTCGTAATTTCTGTACTTGGTTAGACAGTAGTAAAGCACAGAGTCCTTACAGACCACAGTTTTTGATAGGTCACGGTGGCCGTTTCAGAAACTATTGGTGCCAGCCCGATGAGATGACTGGAGAGAATATGCATCCTGCGCCTATGCCTATCAACAGATTCGGTAGACCGTTTGCGCCTATCACGACATTGAAAGAGCATTTACCTCCAGAAAATCCTAGTGACCCATTCTTGAACAACTTGAATTTCGGACCAGATAGAACTGATAGTGCAGGCGCATTAGTGTCTGCTAATACAGAAGTTGTCAGCGGAAGGAATAGTAATACTTTACTCAATGAATCGTTTGAAACCAAGAGTCCTGCTTCTACTTTAGTAGACGGACTCAGGATAGGTACAAGAGCCAAGGCTAGAATTAACTTTGGTGGCTTGACCCAAGCAGGAGTACCCGGTTGGGCACCTGATGTAAGTAAGTGGGGCTTTGATAATGATGGTACTCAAAATCATTTCCTATCTAAATACGGTAACCCATCAAATGTATCAGATGCTATGACAGTCACTACTGATGGTAGTAACGACGGCTATATTCCAAAAGTAGATATGAAGAAAGAAAACATAGGTAACAATCCACTTTACGGCTTTAGGTTCGTCGACCACCGAGGAGACAATCATACAATTAGAATGGTTTACAGACAGTTTGGCCAAAGTTTTGCTAACGACAATACATACTTGCCTGCTACACTTGATGAAGAAGTCATCATCCATTTTGATGATAGAGATGTAGGTCAGGGTGGTTTTACTATCGGTAGGCATATGGTCGGTACTGGTGAGGTGTGTGGAGAAAAGACAGGTGGAGCGCCCAAGAAATTAAAAGGTAATCTTTGGAACAATTACCCTGCCCCAATTGTCGGAGTAGAGGTTGCTACATCTTACTCAAGCGGTACGATGACCGTGGTACTAGATGCCCCTTACGACACAAGTGCACCAGCAGTAATGCAAACTCACCCTGACATACTGGGTTATCTTGGATTCCCAGAAAGCGGCATGTTCCAACTTTCTAAACACGGTACAGATACTACGAATGACCACCAAGGTCTGAATTTCTACTATACTAGTAGAACGCACAACGATTACAGTGGTACTCACAAGTTCTTTGGAGTCATTGGTGGCTCTAGCAGTCATACTAACGGTGATTGGTTTATGAGTCCTAGACTCAACTTTACTTCTTTGCTGACCGACGAAGTGATTGCCGCAGCAGTCGAATATGCCATCAATATGCCTGATTCAGGATTAAAAGGATTGGATGTTACGAGTTTCGATTGTACTAACATGTTCGCACCAGACGGGCAAACTTTAGGCGAATGGGGAGTAAGTCCTACCGCTATTAGAATTCATACCAGAGCAGACAGAAAGGTGGCCTTGAGTAAATTGTTCGAGGTGACAAGAAGCAAAGACTGGGGATTGTTGGAAGGTGCTTCTACTGATTCAGTTGTATCGAGTAAGCACACTGGTGGTCTGAGCACAGGCGAAATAGATGCAGGTACAAGACTAGACATCGGTTACATCCCTAGCACTGTGCTACATATCACTACTAAATACCGAGGCTCTAATGCTAACACTGCTACTCCTATATTAGTTGACAGTCAAAACAACATGGTCGATATTACTACTTGGCAAAGAAATCTCAGAGGAGAAAACTTCACCGATGTAGCAGGTGACCATATCATTCCGAGAGTAGATGCTCCTTGTCTCGAAATACACAATGTTACTTCTACTGAGGTCCATGCTGCTAGTAATGAGTCTTGGGCTTTGTTTGGTAAGTTAGCATCTAACGCCGCTAACAGTTGGGGTCAACCATTTTTGATTTGGTATAGTACTACTGATTGGGCTGAGGTTAGAAGCAAGCCGGGTACATCTAGCGTTACTCATGTAAACATCATCGCTAAGTCTGCAAACTTTTCTCCTAACAACCATGATGTTATATTCAAGTCTTACAGTAGCAACGGGTATGGTAAGGAAATAGATGGTGTTAGAAGAGCAGGTAGTAAGAAAGCCAGTCCTTTCCTTTATTTCCGTGGCGGTAGAGACAGCCCTGACCACTGGGTACCGCTTTACTTCGGCGGCGGATTCAGCGGTGCTGTTGTAGATATTAACGACGGAACTCAAAATGATTACAGTGAGTTCTACACGCATCCGTATTCTTCTGGACCGACAGGTAGCGCAGGTATGCAGAATATAGGAGAAGTGGCTGGCTCTTACGCATTGTTAGATACCAATGCTATGTTGGCAATGTTCCCCGGTACACCTTATCTCGACCAACATCGAGGACAGAATAATCCACCTTTCTTTAACCAAGATGCTCTGTTGACATTCGATATGACAAAGACTGCTAATAACAAAGTCACAGGAATAGATTACACTGACGGAATAAATACTGTCAACGCAAACATTCCTAGCCCTATTGTCTTGAGATTTGCTCATCCTCACGCTAGATATAGTCCGTCAGGAGATGTCACAGACCATACTACCTACATGGTATTTGGCCCCGGTCAGGCTTTCCCACACAACACAGCAGCGCATGAACCACAAGGCTCTCGTATAGTTACACTAGGTAACGGCTACAGCGCAGTCCCTATTCATTTCAATAGCGATGCTACTAAAGATACCTTCTTGCCTAATCAGTTGGCTAACGGTGACTCGACTGAGCACAGTGGTTTCAACAGAGGTAGCGCCGAGGCTCACTTACCTATGACTACCTTCTTCCAGAAAAACAATGAAACTGGATTTAACTATGTCATGAATTGGCAACCTACCAAAGGTTTCCCATCAGAAGATGCCAGTACTACTAAAAATTACAACCAAGTCAATACTAAGGCTTTCTATTACGATGGTAGCGTAGCCACCACTGCTAACTTACCTAAGCATTATCATCCATTTAACCATGTATTTAGTGACATAAGTAGTAATGCGGTAGGTAGTTCTAGTCATTTAACTACAAGAAAATCTGCTGTCGTATGGCATATGGATGGTGGATATCATCCGGGCGGTCACTTCTTAGACAACTGTGTAAGTAAAAACCCTAATCACCCTCTAGGGGTAAGACTAGATACTGGTAGCGGTGCTGCTCACAATGTATCTGCATTCAGACCCTGTGGTTTGTTAGCACAGGCTTACTTAGCCTTCTATGGAGAAACCCCTACTAATCAGGTAGTCAATGAAAACATAGTGATTGTCGACGCAACTCGTGTTCAAAACGCAGAAGAGTTGGCTACAATTATCAGCGCATCAATCAACACATTCCCCGGTAAAGACCCCCTTAAGGCAATGGGTGGTACATTTATGCCTTCTATGCAAAACGCTCACAAGCAAGATAGATATGGTTGGGTTAAGGCTTCTATTGTTTCTTACACTGCTGAAAGCGGAGGCACTCCTGCTAGTTTAGTTATAGACGGTAGTTATGACAAGTTACCAAATTACGGGTGGGTAAGAGTTAGCGACGGCACTGATGCCCATTATGCTCCTTACATAAGTACATCATATTCTTCACCCAACTTGACTTTGACATTAGCAAAGAGTCCTGATGGAGGCTCTACTAATTTAATTAACCCTGATGACAGTAGCGCATTTACTTATGACAGCAGAGTGACTTACGAGGCTTATGTTTGGACAAAGGCAGGAACTCATAGGCATAATAACGATTCGGCTAACACTTCAAGAGACCACATGTGTCAGGTTCACTTTAGTGGATTTGTTGACGCTGTAGACCGGACTAGACCAGTGGGTGCAGTAGGGTGGCATGGTGAGAGATATTCTTACTTTAACTCATTAGATTTGGGTAGTAATACTTACGCTGCTGGATTGGGTGCTTGGCATCCTTTCTTAGGCTTCAACCCATACGGCGCAGCAGAGACTTGTTTGACTGGCTCTGCACCTGTAACTGTTACTGGAGAAACTGCTGCTAATACATTTACATCTGATTATTGTGTTACTGGTTTAGCCAGTAGGCACTTGATTGTGATTAGTCACGAAAGTGAATTACCTTTGATTGCCAAGGCTGACCGTAACGGAACAACTTGTACAGGTGATTTACTGATTGCCAACCAAACAGATAGCAGTAACGGCGTTGGAACAATTGCTTGGGATACCGGAAAAGTTCACAACAAAGACCGATATGTCGGACCCGCTACTGCTGGTCCTCATGTAGAAGTACAGATACACAGCAGTCAGTTTGTCCCAGTGGTCGCTGGAGATTACCCTGCTGGAAACGCTTTACCGGCTGACAATAAGTGGCACAGGGCTTTCCAAAGCGGCGACATGGTAAGAGCCAACGCTTGTAGATATCCTACAGGTGATTTGTTTTGGGATGAAAGTTTGTTACCGAGTAATACATTGTCAGAGTATGCAGGTACTTATGCTACCGAGTGCGTTGGTATAACTGGACAAGACCACTACTTAGATTCAGCCGCTAACCAAGGTCATACTGGTTTGTTTGGTTATTACAACAAGAGAAGCGCAGCAAGAAATTTCCTACCTGAACATGTCGTTTGGAAGCGTATGGATGGCGGTAGTCTAACCATGCCTGCTGTTAATGCTAGAGGTCTTGGTATGATTCCTTGGGTTAAAAGAAAAGATAGCAGTGCTACCGATTACAAACTAGTAGGAGAAAAAATACTTGGTAATGTAAGATTTAGTTTTGAGACTACAAATGCCGCTATGTTCCCAATCATCCAAGCACAGGAACTAGGGCATCCTCAGTTGGCAGAGCAGCATCCTCTTGAAGTAAGAAATGCCTTACTTATACCAAACGAGCATTTACAGTTTGACAGCGTAAAAGTAATTGACGACACAGGTCAAGAGCACAGGATAGAAGGCGGCTCTCCTTTCGGTACTGTCATTATGGACTTTAGGCACATTAGTGACAGAGAAATAGAAGGCTTAGCACCTGCTCTAGCCGGTGCTGGTGTAAATCCAAATCTCAAAATTAGATTACCAAATCCAGACGAAGTACCGGGTAACATCGTAATTAGGTCAGGATTTGACAGAATACAGGCTTATCAAAACGAAACGATTGGTTCTGGCGGTCTGCATCATCCTGCTCAAAATATAACCCAGATAAGACAAATGTTCGACCATGAATATGCTGGACCAAGAGTTTGGCCGACATGGGAAAACAATGGTTGGGAACACCTCAGTCAAGATAGCGACGATATCTCGTTGGCTCAAGCCAACAGTAGGTTAAAGTTCCCTGCTTCTAACAAAGAAGGTTGGCATGACCACACCGACAACAACCCTCTCAAGTCTTCATTTGAACCTCACGACAGGTCTTTGTATTTCCATGTAACCAGAATGGGGGCAACTATGACACATCGGTACGATTTAGATGAGTTGTCATTTACTGCTTACGACGAAACTAACAATGAGATTGATGTTGACTCTACTCCCGAAGATACTACTTGGGTAGACACAAGTGAACAAAGCGGCAGTAGATACTTCCTAAGAGTTTACGACCCTACTACTGACAAAGGTGTAATTGCATCTTATACAGGTAAGGGTACAAATAAATTCACAGGTGTTGTAGTATCACCTGAATTTAAGTCATTTGTAACTGGTAAGACTGGATTGAAAGTTACTCCTTCTTATTATGTCCCTGCTGGAACAACAAGAATGTTTGCTGCTCGCAGACTAAGAGACCACAGTGAGTATAGTGGTGCAAGTCCAGATATGCAAAAAATAAATTGGCATGGGATGTATAGCGCTCTACCTACTAATAACTCAGAGTTATTAGGAAGTGCTGCTAAGACTCCGCACTCTGCAATCAGCGCACCAAAAATGACACCTATGCCTATACCAAGAATGGGTCACCACTATGTCACTCCGAGCATGGCATTGATGCCCGGACATTATGCTCACCCTGCTTATCAAAGAATATACGACTTACACACTGCTTGTAAAAGTTCTAGTTATTCTCCCTTTGACAGTGACTTGATTGGGACTATAGAAGCGAGTAGACTAGGTTTGGATTCAGAAGATGTAACCACTAAAGGATTTACTAGAGACCCGTTGTTGTGGTTTTCAGCAGCGAGTGCAGCGTATGGACCAAGTGACATACACGGTGGTGCGTTTACGCTACTTACCGAGACCAAACTAAAGTATGAAGGATACGGTATAGCAGCCAGTGTAGGTACTGACGCAGGTGACATAAACGCAGCAGGAGGGCATACGCTTGTTCTCGAAGCAGCGGCTACATACACTATGAACAATCACTTCCCAGACCCGCTGGAAGTAGGTTCTTACCAGATTATCATTCAGCCGAATGTGTTTAAGCAACAGTTACAAGGTTTCCATCAAAATCATAGTGACGCTATAAAGGCACCTAGCGAGGCTGGTGCAAAGGTAACTGAACTGACAGGTCAGCAAGTTAACACAGTTATTGCCATAGAAAAGAATGTCGACACCAGAGGTGCTTATGCACTTATCTTAGCCGAGGCTATGATGGCCGATGTAAGAGGATGTGAAGTAATACTTAACGAAGTCATATTGGATATTGACCCCGACCCCGGCAGTCAGTTTGCTTCTCTTCCGCCTTTGGCACTTTACAATCCACTTGGTGTACAAGAATCTACCAGCCCTTCCTTTACTAGAAGAAGCCTACCTTACAGGCCGGGTATGTTTGTAAGTTCTACTCCGGGTAGAACCTTGACCATACCATGGTGGAGTATACTGCACAAAGACGGTGCGACTGCTAGTGGTGCGAGCAAATTCAAACACCTTGAGTGGTATAAACCTGATAATTATTACGAGTTGTGTAGAGCAGGTTACGGTGCCGTTGGCGCTCAGATTACTTTGGCCGGATACCCTACATCTTTCCTTGACATATACGAACCGCATAAGAGAGTCAGAAGTTTGAACCCTCACTGCGTAGTGCTTTATGCAGAAGTACGCTCCGGCGAAATATTGGTAGACAACGCTGACTTGTTCCCTGTTTATCCTTATTACGGAGAAGTATTAGAATATACAAGAGACGGTAAAAGATATACTGCTTCTTACACAGATGTTAGAGGTACACTTGCTACAGGAAGCCTAGGTGCAACAGCAGCATTCGACGGAGTTACAGAAATAACTACTGGTTTCTGGGCAAATATAAACACTAGTGAAGAAATTATATTGAAGTTAAGTAGACCTTACGATAATGATATTTCTGACGCACTTTACTTAGATTCGGAAACAAGCCTACTGACGAGAAACTTACCTCAACTGGCTAACGGTAGTAGAGATACTAATTCCTTACATCCTGCTGACGCTTTCCTTTGTATGTGGCACCCTAATCTAGGTAGACCATTTACTTGGTACAGCGACGACTCTTCTAGGGCTATTTATACCAAAGCAGGTACCGCTGATACACCTGTAGACCAAAAACCGTACAACCATGTACCAGAGCATTTCGAGACTATACATTATCATGATTTCAATTATGTCGCTAGTAAGGGTCCGTTTGCGCTAGGTATGAAGTGGATTAAGCCACCCGTCATCGAGACTGACTCATATTCACTACAAGCCGTATCCAATTCGGTAGGGATTACTGCCAACCGTGTAGGTATTAACTTCCAACAGATTGCAAACACGACCACATGGATGACAGGAATTCGTGTAGTGGGAGATGACATCATTACTTCTAACCGTGGTAACAACAACGACTACGATACGGACAACATTCTTTTCTCTAAAATTGACATTGCAAATACCAATGGTACATACGACCAACAGAGTTCAGGTATAGGTGATTCCGATATTAACAGTTGTGACGGCTTTGACATTGACCCGACTGGTACCAAGATGATAATTGCTAACTTCCACGGCGCAGGTGTGCGAAGTGCCACACTTCGCACGCCGTTTGACCTGACAACTATTTCACTCAACGGTTCGCAAAAGTCATCGGGTGGTAGCAGAGTAAGGGCCGTAGCATGGAACAACGACGGTAGTAAGTACTACATGGCTTATGGTTCTGCCTTACGACAATTCACTACAACCACTGCTTATGTTGTAGCGAGTGGTGATTCAGAAGGTAGTTCTGCTTCAATTAGTGCAAATACAATCAGCGATGTACTGTTCAATTCGGACGGTACAAAGATGTGGTTGAGTGGGGCGGGCGGTTATGTTCGAGAGTACACTCTGTCTACACCTTATGACACCTCTACTTTCAGTTTGGATGTGACGCTTGATTTGCGTACTTATTTCCTTAACAAAAGCGCTTCGGTTTCTCAATCCGGCAGTGATGCTACTCCTTGGATTTCGGGTATTGATTGGAGTGACGATGGGACAAAATTGTATGTTTCTACTCTTTACGGTGTTATTGATGACAGTAAGATGTCTAACAACCCAAGTCCATCAACTGTCAACGGAGTAGACGGAGCCAGTACCACTAATCGTTTCCCAATCATGGAAATCAGTATTTCAACGAGCACTCTAAGGGAAGGGACGGGTGAAGCGTTCACCGCTTCAGAAATCGACGCTGATTCAGCCCTGACGCATCAAGGAGGTACAGTCGGCTCCAACAAATACAATTTCTTTGGATTTTGGCCGGGTGGAAGCCACGGTGCAGGTGCTGTTAGTAGACTCGAATCATATGGGCATTCACTAATGGGTTGGGGTAGTGATACCTTTGGCATGGACTGTGAGACATATCAAGACTCAACTGGAGTTGCTACGCTATCTTTGCCCAACGATAGAAACAGATGTTTTGGTTATAGAATGGCGGTTAGGCAACTGTATAACAGACCAAGGTGGTCTCCTTACATTCGTGGTTGGTTAGAAGTAGCCAATTCAAACGCTATGCTTGGATACTACAACGGGCCGCTAATCCAACAAGATTCTAAGACAAATGGCTGGGATTATGTAGGTAGTATCAGCGGTCAAACAGATGTCGATTTCAATGCACTGTATGTAGGTATACTTGAGAGAATAACGCAAGTTTCTAGTCTACTTGGACAAGACCAACTTGGTCGTCAGGTCAGATACAGTGATGGTAGAAGAATGACAGGGCCGTTTGGTTGCCCAGTTAGAACTGCAAGAAATGCATCTACTGTAACTCGTTTCTTCCCTAATGATGAAGAAGGACAAGGTATCGAAGAGTTGTCGCAAGCCCACAGACATTACATGGTCGACTGGTGGGGCAACACTCGCGGTGAAGATGTCAGGCGTTTCCCTGTAAGAGGATTCGGGCTACGGCCTTCTTGGGACCCAGAAGATGCTTACAAAGATACGAATGTCACTCACAGACCCGCTGCAAATGGTTTGTTTGGTGGCGACGGTAATGACAGACAAAGTGGTAATGCGAATACAGTCAATAACGACGGCACCAACATGGGAACCGTTGACTGGTTTAATCCAGCAAGTATGCTGAGAGTCGGTGACCGAGGAGACGGTAGAGGCTGTAGATGGCCTACAGTCTTCAACGAAAGTCTACTTATGGCTGTCAGCGAAAATCATGACGCTACTGGACTTGTACTATCAAGTAACACAGCCGAACCTGTCTACGGACAAGGTTTGGTCAGACCAAGCAACGAGACATTGCAGGCTGGTGAAATCGAAAGAGGCATCAGCGATAGAGTAGACTTAGATTCCGATGACGGGTTACTCAAGCCTAGTGCACATGTTGGTGAGGCCATCGAAACTGTCAACGCAGATACTAGAGGTGCCGAGCCTGTATCAAGAGATGATGTCAGATTGGGGCTAGATGTAGATACTATTGCTGAACTAAACGACGGCGTAAGTAGAGAATACATCGTCATGTCAACAGAAGCCCATAGTCTACATACAGATAGGGAAGTTGGACAAAGGACTAACATCAGAGGAGCATATAACTTTGGAAGCAGAACTCTCAAGGACTTAGATATGACTGCCCTTGATTGGAGCGCTGCTCCTGTCACTGGTGTCGTCAAACACTCTGATGCACACGCTATGTGGCCACTTGGCGGTACTTATGTGATGGACTGGAACAAACACGCTGGTAACCTAGATGTCAAAGGGTGGGGTCAACAGATACCACAAAACGGTTTGGCTCTTTGGCTGAGAGCCGACTCTATTGATGTAGACAACGGGGATGCTATTTCCGAATGGAAAGACCAAAGTGGTGACGGTAGAGATTTCACACAAACTACTGCTTCAAAGAAACCAACATTTGTAGCCACCGATGCAACATTCAATAATAGACCATGTTTAAGTTTTGATGGTGGCGACCAACTAACTCTTCCTTTTGATGTTAATTTAAACACCAATGAATTTACTATATTCATGGTTATGTCAGTAACTAATGATAATGACGCTAATCAATTAGGATATGAAAGTAGAAGTTCCTCTCCTGTTACAAGGTCGGGTTTTAATTTGTACGCAGACATGACGGGTGGTAATAATCAATGGGAATTTTGGGCTGGTGCGAAAACATCTTGGAGTGCGGCTAAATCAGCAGTAGGTAGTATAACTCTCAATCAACCGGATTTACTTACTATGTTTGTAGAAGGTGGTAATGGTGCAAGTGGAACTGTAACCGCACAAACGCTAAGAGTTGATGGAACACCAGTACAAACTTTAACACCTAATTTTTACAAATCTACTGCTGACCCTCAAAGTATAGGTACATTAGGTACAGTTTCCGCACCATTAATAGGTAAAATTGCGGAAGTTATACACTACAATAGAAAATTAACAGAAGCCGAGATGAATTTAGTAGAGGGTTATCTAAGTATTCGTTATAATATCAGTATATCTCAAAGTACTTGGAACCCTTCCAACCCTTACCAAGATGATGACCACGACCCTATATCTCAAAACATAAATAACTCTGACAGCAACATACAATTCTTGTACAGACCAGCGTTTGGACTTGACTTCAAACACAGTCAGATGTTCAGGTCTTATGTAGCGCTGAAATATAGAAGCCCTCAAGAAAACTCAAACTTCTACAGGGCTACTGCTGGCGGTAAGTATGGTATGTTTACTAGTGATGCACCGGGTGCTAGAACAGGTACACCAAGTAGCCCACCTTACGCACCTGTCTATACAGTAGACCCAGCGACCAGTACAACTGTGCCTGTCAGTCAAGGGCCGAACATACCCGGTGTCGATGTCACAGGTTACGACAAGTCAGATATCACTAGCCCAGTCGCCAGAATGGTCATGTCAGAAAACACCCTTGAGCACTTCCGAGCCGACGCAAGTCGTCGTTCTATAGATGATGATGAGGGTGATTACAGTGTTCAGCCAAGACACAGCCAGACGCTACATCCAAAGGGCAGCAAAGGGGATGCATCTTATAATACAGGGGACCATAGTGGGGAGTGAACATGGCACTGGGTAAGAATCAATCAACAGGTCGAGCAGACGCTGCTCAGGACACTGTGATGAAGAAGATTCGTAAGCCACGCTTTGTTGATAACGCTGTACGCCACGCCCAATACACCAAAGTAAAGGCTGGCTTTGCGGCTAACAAACCTACCAAAACGGACTTCATACCTACACCTGAGCGCAGATACAAACTCATCGAGGAAGAAGATACTATCCGTTTGCTTCACAATCCGACAGACAGTATGACCTATGAAGGCTCTTTGTTTTATGATGGTGACAAAGTGACCACTACTAGTACGCTACCTGCGCTGGCTGTTGGTAGTGAGAACCATACCCAAGCACTGGTTATGTCCGAAATCAAGACATCAAACAAGGGTAACAGGTACGGAATAGAGAACTTGAAGGGTAGAAAGTTACATGACCTAGGCTTTACTGACAAAACTATCCGTTTTGCTCAGAAAGTGGGAGTAGGGCTACGGACTTCTGACCTAGCAATCAAGGTAGGTAACTCCTCTAAGAGTTCAATCAACGGAATAAAGGCCGCTACACCCAGTGGAACTTTCTTGGCTATGGACTTTTACGGTGTTGATTCGATTACTGCTCTCAGATATCTGTCTAAGCACGATTATTACTCGCCTAGAGGCGACAGATTTGGCAATTTGCTCTATGTACCTCAGACTCAGGTAGAAAGAGAGCACTTCTTAAATGAAAATAGAGTGTCTGGGGGTGCATCTGAGAACAATAATGACGCTGTACCTAACAGAGTGGTAGTTAGAGGTAAGTCGAGGGCTAATAATGACCACAATGTAGTCCAAGTAGACGATTTTGGCACTCAAGTAGACACCGTAAACGAAGTACCGGGTGGAATATCGGCTCCGACTGCTCTAACTAAGGCTAGTGCCAGAAAAATAGGTCAGAATATGTTGAGAATGGCTAAAAAGGCCACTGGTTCTAAGAAATATAGTGATGTTTTGGCAGGAACTGCCGTTCAGCCCGGTGATTTGGTAAGTTATCAGGCTAGACACGACAGTGAGAAGAAAATAGTGCTAAGCGGCACTTATGATTTAATAAATCGCAAGTCAGACCTTCATGTCAACTCGGTTGACGGTACACTTGAGGATGTTTTGCAGAAATTCCAAGAAGTAGACATCAGTAGTACGCTAGATGACAACTTTGACAGGAATAGACAGTTTAGCGTCGAAGAATTCAGCACATCTTTTGGTTTGAAGATAAAGGTCAGTTGGCAAATCGCTGAAAGGGTAGATTCTAACAGAGGAGTAGGATTTAATCTTGGTCAGCCTAACAGAGACACTATACATGGAGGTCGTAGACTAGAAAGTACAGGTGTTTTGATAAACAACGGAGGTGGTTATGCAATTGGTACGACATCCTTTACAGTAGATGGAGTAAATGCCACCAGTGTTTTCACTACGGATAACCAAGCAGTCTATACTAGTAGTGGTAACAAACTTGGTCACATACATGCTGCTAGTATAGGTGCGACCACAGTTGTTATCAAATCAAGAAGCGTTCATCCAGTGTTAAACAATGAAGAACTGTACCTGCTGCCAGACACTTTACCAGAATCCAGAAACGACTATCTCAAGATAGGCGTTGTTCAGACTAAATATTCTAAGACAAGGAGAGGATGATAGTGCCCGTACTAAATGAAGGAGCCAGATTTTTGATAGATACATTGAGAGCGAGAATAAACGAAGTAGTGTTTGGGTTCGACGGAACAGTCGCCACCCAGCAGGATGGGGGTATAGGTAGGCCAGCAGTGGTCGTTACACCCGATGTCAAGGTTATAGACGATAACACGCTGTCGGTTGAAGCAAAACTGTCATTAGATGTGAGTTTCACGCTACCTTTGAGAGAAGTGGTTATTAGATATAAGAATCCAACTGACTCTACAGACACAACTGACTTCTGTAGATACACTTACAATTCTATAGAAAAGACTGCTAACAATGAAATTAAATTCTCAGCAATAATCGAGGTGGGACAATGACCAATCCAAAAGCAGGCCATACAAGTGCGACAGGCTACGGTGCAAATTCACAGGGACTAAGAGACGGTGACGGACTTACCAGTCCTAGTCTTACCAATCTTTACGAGGGGTTGCATGGCAACGGTATCGTCAGATTAGGTGACGGGGCTGCTGGTGACTCTTTGAGAAACAGTATCGTAACAGGTACACCCGGTTTCGTTACAGTATCAAGTGGTGGCGTAGTTACTATCAACGGTGGTTATTGTGTACTTGATGGAATCATGTACAAGTTCGCTAACGGTCCAGCAAGCACAGAGGCATTCACCATAGGCACCAGTACTAACTTTTCTGGCGACCTACCTAGCGTACCTAGTTCAAGTGGTGAAGTATTCGTTGTCATTTATTTGGTTGGTAGAAGTTCACCAGAAGCCCACCTCATGTATGAGATGGGAACTCCAGTCACCGCTTCTGCGGGTACACCTTTGATTCCCAACCGCTTCTTATCAGACCCAAGTATCACAACGAACACTGATTTGAACCACAACTCAACTGTACTAGCGGTATTGAGATACACCGTAACTGGTGGTGCGGCTAACATCAACGCTTCACTGAGCGCAAATGCTACCATCTTTGACAGAAGGGCATTCTTGAGGAACAGTCCACTGTATCTGACCCCTATGACCGATGGAGCAATAGGAGATGTGACTACAGCAAACGCTGTAAACTCTGCTGCTGATTTAGACGGCTTCTTTGCGTCACCTGAAAACGGAGACTTTGGAGGCAGTCCTTTTGCTGGTATTTGGCATAGTCATAGGGAAGATAGGTCGAGTGGAAAGCATGGTGTAATCTACGCTGGTATACCTAGAAATGTCCACTCTACTCCTTCTACAGAAACTGTAGTGCTTGGTCCAAACAGAATATCTATTTTAACAGCCAATGTATCGTTTACCTTTGACCAAGAAAATGTTTTCTTAGTAAATCCAAACGGTGGTAGTGCAGACGCTACACTTACTCCTAGTGGTGATTTCCCATCTGGGCATATCATAGAAGTCAGGAACATATCTACCGCTGGTTCTTTTGACACTAAGTTCACTGCTAAGACCAACAACGCAGCGGCAGCCGTCGTTGATATAACCAACGGCCAATATGCGAGGTTCGTCTATGATGGCACTGACTGGCATCTGTTGTTCAAGGGTTGATGTTGTGGGTAGACTAGTAGAGATGCTTAGGCATAAGTGCGAGAACTGTAACAGACTCTCACTACCTTTGACAATCTCAGGGAAATACCTGACAGGTGAGCCTGTGGTATTACACGAGTGTTCCTTCTGTGGCTACATAAGGTTCCACGGCCAACTTGGATTCAAGGGTGTTCGTAAGCGCAAGGCTGAACCCTTGTCCAAGAAGGCCAATGGTCGCTTGTCCCGTTATCTCAGACAAATGGCTGAGAAGTTAGGAAGATAAGTTTATCTCATCTAAACGCTTAGGAGTGTTATGGGCAGGGCATTTAATGACGCTTGGGCCATTTTAAAATCAATGCAAGCGCAAGAGAATTTACCTGCTCCTATTTATAGATTCAATACTTTACCCGTATCAGATGATGCACAAAGTAGGCTTCTTAATCCAGAAGTGAGACCTTTTGGTGATATCACACCAGAAGACTTTCCTCAACTCTATGAAGAAGAGTATAGACCATATGGGCATATGGTACAATCTCAATCCTATGGCGGGCAAGGCAAATTACCTGAATCCAAGGGCTTTGCTACATACATGAATAGAGTTAAGGAGCCAGTCGCTGATATCCCAGCATTAGTCCGTAGAATAAAGAATAGAAGATAGTTGAGTGGTCACTCTTCCTCTTCTTTTCCACGGAGGCACGCTAAGCAGTATCTAAATCCTCGATGGGCTAGATTGAAACAGCCTCTTTTTGAGCATAGTCTCATTTATCCCCCTCCATCATTTTCAAAAAAGCCTGTCTTCTCATTTCATTAGTGTAATCGTTTTTTAATTTCGCTTCTTCGCAAAATTCTAAATGACCTTTCTCATTTTTTATGAGCATAGGCTTAAGTCCAGTAGTTTTCCAAAACTCTTTTGATTCTTCTGTGGGAGCATAGTCATACCAAGGAACATCTAACTTTTCAATCTGTAAAAGTTTGATTGCTTCTGTGGCATAACCCTTTCTTCTGAAGTCTTGCTTTATCCAAATAAACTCTATACATTGTTCTCCAAATCGACGAGGAGTTACCACTATGAACCCTAAGTAATTATCTTCACCTTCGATTTCACCATCGTCATAATGTGCGTCAACAGACTCTACAATGAAATAGAATTCTCCGGGTATTGTAAAACTCTCTATTATGTTTTCAGCGTGTAATTCTTCTTTGAATTGGTCATAAAGTTTTATGAAATGGCTAAGAGAACTATAATCATCCATTTCATCAGGACTAAGATGTCGTAGATGTACTTCAATTGTAGGGATGTCATCATCCATTCTACTCGCCACGCTTTACTACGATATCGTCTATCCTTAGTATGCTGATGGTGACTTCACTAGCAGACTGTACTGCTTGCTTGACTAGGTCAAGTGGCTCCCATACATTGGCTTCTACCATGGAACAAGCCCCACCATTCTCTATATCTGGACCAGCGTCGCTGTTACCTTGTTGGTGTTCGTTTCTTAGAGTCAATACAGTATCTAATGGGTCATGTCCTGCATTCTCAGCAATAGTGGCAGGTATAGACTCAAGAGCCTCAGCAAATGCATCGATAGCCATCTGCTCTCTACCACCTGCTTCCGCAGCCCTTTGTCTTAGATGTAAGGGCCGCATTTAGATAAGCAGAACCTCCACCGGGCACTACGCCTAGAGTGGTGTAAGCCAAGCAGACCACACCCAGTGCGTCTTCAAAGCCGCGCTCAGTTTCATCGAGAGTTTGCTTAGTAGCACCTCTTAGGATAAGTGTTGTAACTTCTCCTTCACCCTTGACTACAACATACTTCATGTCACCGATAGTCTTGCACTCTGCATCGCACTCTACAGCCTCTTGTAGGTCTTCTGTAGTGTGGGCTATCGTAGTATTGAGTAGTTTGGACAAAGCGGTCATGTCACTTTCAGGAACTCTATGAACCAAAGAAATGCCTTGTTTTGCTAGTGTCGCTGCAACTACTTCGTTCACGCTATCTCTGACGAACACGATACCGCCATCCGGTAGCATACTGATGATTTGTTGCGCCTTCTCGACCCAGTTGTCACGACCAGTCTGTCGCTTGTACTGTTGATATTCAGCAGCCGAGCCTAAACTCAGTTGAACATTGTCATCGCTTTTACTGTCACTCAGACTAGTGTTGACGAGTATAGCCTTGCCGTTTGGTTTCATAGGCATAGCAGGTAGCATGAACTCCTTATGGAGAACTACGCCACTAAAGCATGATGAATCGTCTAGGCTACCACCGGGTTGACAAAGAACACGGATTCGTTCAAACTCTCCCCCGGCTTTCTCAACCGCTTCTACACACAAAGCACTTACATGCTCGATGCTAGATTCAAGCGCTTTCCCTGTGATTGAAGTCTTAGCCACATTCTGTAGATGGTCTTTGGCATCTACCTTAAGTGTCTCAAGATGTTCTGTAGTCCACCTAGATGCCTGTCTGTAACCCCTACAGATTACATTGGCGTGTAGGCCTTTGTTGAACAGGAGTTCACTGTTACCCAGTAGTTCGCCTGCTAAGACTACTGTACTCGTAGTGCCATCATAGCACATACTTTCTTGCGTGTTGGCGGCCTCAACCACCATCTTAGCGGCAGGGTGACTTGCGTCTAACTCCTGCAATATGGTAGCACCGTCATTGGTAACTATCACATTACCACCAGCGTCTACCATCATTTTGTCCATCCCCATCGGACCCAGTGTAGTTTTCACTGTACCGACAGTTCTCTTTGCTGCTCTTATATTGTGCACTACTGCACTAATGCTCTGTTCTTGTTCGCTCATTGTTTTCCCTCTCAAAATATTCATCCAATATGGAATCTATACAGGAAGTACATACTCTATGCTTAGAGCATCTAATCCCTGACCAATTATCTCTTTCGCATACTTCGCAGACTATCATTGACATTACCAGTCCACCTCGTACTCTTTGACATCTCCTGTTTTTCTGCACCTTGCTTTCACAATACCTTCTTCTACTCCATGCTTCCAAAGTTCGTATACAAGTTCAGCGTCTTTCAGGCAATACTCAGCGACTTTGCTGTAATTACCCTTGCGCCACTCTATCGGGGCATCGTGACTGTTCATAAGTTTACCTTTGTTCAAAGTGTGATAGCAAGCATCTGATAGGGGTACTGCGTGACCCACTATGTTTTTCAGCAGAACGGATGTGTCAAAGACTTGCTCTTGGGACTTCGCCATGATATCCCCGGCAGTCCAGCAATCAAGAGCGTCTCGGATAATTGGCAAATCAAATCCTTTCAGATTGTGACCTAGTACCATGCCGCCTTTGGCTACATGTTCTGCCAAATCATCACCAATAATCTTAGGATGCATTTTCTTGACAATTGTACCTTCGGGTAGATATTTAGATACTGATTCATTAGAATAAACTGTACCCTTTTCACCGTCCCATGTAGCAACGACGGTTGGCTCAAACAGATGACTGTGGCCCCAGCCGCCTATCTCATGAGAGAAATTTGCTGTTTCAATATCTAAGGCTAACATGTTTGACATACAACATCCTCCATACACATTTTGCACCAGTCGCACACCAACACAGGGTTCTTCCAGTGCATTCCTATGTAGTACCCCCCTATGTCTTTTCCTATCTTAGATTCACAGAATACGCATTCAAAATCCCAAATAGAGGACATTACTTTTTGCCCCCGTCTTGCTTAGATTTACTTATGTAGTCATCTCTAAGTTTGACATATTTGGACACACCTTCTCTAGTTTCTTTGAACATTTTGGCCCCGTAATCGTTGTACTTACCGTTAACAGAACCCTTACTGCTAAGATTAGCAAGGTTACCGAACACCTTGTACATCTCGGCTTTCTTGACCCAGTTGACACCTCGATGGTCATCAAAGTCAAATCTTTCACAACGGTTGTAAGCGTCTTTCCAGTGACCTTCCATCTTCTTCTTTTCACTGCCGCCAGAGCCGACTTTGACTTCTGACTCTAGCCATTGGATAAGGTTCTGATATAAGTCAAACAATATTTCCTTAGCCATATCTACATGGTCTCCAGTCACTGTCCAACTCCCTTCTATCATAGCCATGTGATGCGCTAGTACATTGGTGTAGTTTTGTAGACCCATGATGAAAGATGCACAGATGCCCTGCTTTTCAGGACCCATCGGTTCTACTAGTGTGTAGTATTCGTCTATGGCCGAAATCAAAGCAGGTACATAGGATGCGTCTATCTTGAACATTCTGTCCATTACACTCATGACTGTTGTTTCTTTATCGTCTTCATTCATATCTGTCCATTCTAAATGAGACAACCCGCTAAGATTCAGTACCCTGTCTCTAAGTTTAGTTTTCAATTCAGAAAAGAAATCTGATACTTGGTCAAATGATACCTCAAATTCAGGCTTATTGTGAACTGACTGTGCTAGTTCGTGATTAACATCTCTCTTCATGTCAAGAGTCCAGTGCCTCCAGTATGTCAGCACACGCTGAAAGATACCCTTGTCAAGTACATGCTCTTTGATACCCTTTGGAGGATATGTAGTAATCCACAAAGACACCTCGGATTTGACACTGAATGTATCTCTTGCCATGTGCTTAGTTAGTATATTACGACCAGTACCTGCTGAGTTTAACGCAGATTGTAAGAACAAAGTAGTGTTCTCATTGTGCTGTCCACCCTTTAGTAAGACAGAACCCTCGTCGAAGTTAAGTCCCTTACGACCACCGAGTATACCTTCTCTTACCATCATATCAGGGTTTCTTGGGTCTTCTGAATCGGGGTCCGGCACTAATGTACCTACTAATGCTGCATCGTTACCAGAATTGTAGTCAACTGACTTGAGGCCAGCCGCTTTCAACACCTTTTCTATAATCTGATAAGACGCTGATTTACCAGTCCTAGTGTCTTGAATCCAGAATACACTGACTCTGGGGTCGAGGTTACTCCCTCCAACTGGTATTCTTACATACCCTACTGAGGCTTGTCCAAGAATAAAGAAAAAGGATAGTAATCCCGGTATTTCATTATTCTTACTCACCTGATTGAAATGGTCTAGGTAACCTTTCAATATAGGATATTTGTGTACGCATTCATAGTTCTCTGCTCTGTGTTCCATCATTTCTATTTCCCTCTCTTGTTGTATGTCTTTTGGACTTTGACTGGTTCCTCCGAGGTCAAGACTTCAAGCAACCTCTGCCTCAAAGTGGTTCCCATACCTTTCACTTGTTTGAGCGATTCTGGGAAGAGCATTTCTTCTATAGAACCGCACTTAGCGAGCAACTTGTCTACCAAATCTGGGCCGAAACCGGGTATGGTTATCAGCATGTCAGCCCTTACATCATTAGTGCTCACTCTTGTCACTGCTCTTGCACCATGCCTACTCGCAGGCTTGTGCATCTTGCTGTGAAGTTTGGCTATGAACATAGCCGCTTCTGAATGGTCTTTAGCACGATATATGTGACAATCGAAGTCAGCCATTATTCGTGCGAATGTACCTAGTAGTTCATTCATGACCTTGGAATATGATACATTTCTACCTTGTTTCTTTGAGAGCGCTACATACTTGGCTATGTCACCGTGTACGACAAGGAATACTCTTTCGCAATTTGCATCTAGGTTTTCAATCTGTCTCATCAAGTGACCGCTGTGACTAGATTGGAATAGGTCAGAGAGACTCTTACACTCTATGTGAGCATTGCCTGCTTTGTAGTCGCCCATCCCTTGGAGGTGTTCTTTCTTGATAGGAAAGCCCTGCCTCTCAGCAGCCCTAATGACTGCGTCATGCAAAGGGCCTCTTTCATTACTATCGATTATCAAAGGTGCTTTACTCATATCCTTTCCTCCTGCATAGTGCACACTTGTCTATATTTCTATCAAATCTTACACCGTTACATAGACGGCCACTTTTGATAGTGCGTGTACATAGTAAATTTCTTGGGACTAGTTTCTTGTATCTACATATTTGACAGATAATTACTGGGTCATCAATACCCTCATATCTATCTCTCATGCTTTTGGTGGCTCTGACACGCTCCTCGCAAATTTCGCAGTAGTATAGTGTCATCATTCTTCCTCCGTTATTGCACCTGTTCCATCCCAGTACCTGCACTTACCTAGGCACATACCTTTCTTCCAAAGCATGGAACAAGTCTGCGGGTAATCTGTACCTATGATTGTACTTACTTGGTATCGGGTAGTGCTTTCATTGAAGTCAGCCCATTGAAGTGAGCGAATGTAGTCTACAATGATTTCGGTATGCTTGGCTCTGTTTTCCTCAGTCAACTTCCAAGCAGGCATGAAATATCTCAAGCGTTTTGATAGGAATTTGGCAAGTTGTACTCTTGCATCATGACTAGGGTTACTACCTATCCTACAGGCCGCTGAGTTTAGACAGGGTAGTATGATTACTCCATCCATGGACGCTGTTGGTAAATCAATGGGTGTTGAGTTAGGATTGAATATTTGACTTCTCTCCTTTATCTTTCTAACAGTCAATTCTAACCCTTGACTACCATAGGATATCATACCAGCCTTAGCGTCTTCGGCTTTATCCATGATGTAATCTATACCCCTTTCCATATCATTAGTGGACAAAGGTATAGACCAAAGTCCTCTTTTTGCATTGTATGAGTTGGGTATCCTTATCATACCGCTTGTATCAAACGGAACTGCTGGGTCAGAACAGAACAAGCCTAGTTCAATCACCCAGTCGTTAACTGTCTGCATACCTGCTTCTTTGATGGCAGATAGGCTGTTAGGTCCACTGGGCATGTACTCTTTGTCAAGCATGACCCATACATGAAACCCACCGCCGCTGTACCATACGGCGTGAGATATGTCTTTGTCTAACAAGTAGTAATGTAACTTTAGTGTCTGTTCCAAAACCTGTTCTATCTCGACTTCTGGCCTATCCCTTTCTCTGAAATTCTTAGGGTCGAAGTCCATAACGAAATGCCTGACTATCGGTGTCATCAAGTCAACACGCTTGTTGTGCGGTTGTTGTAAACCTCGATAGCCATACACTGTCATGAAGGCATTTGATACACCGTTCTTACCAGCCCAGTATCTCTCTAAGTCTTGATTTGACCTAACGAGTTTTCTAAAACCCTTACCCTTCTCGGTGCTGAGTTCCATCACCTCCCTAGGAAAATCAAATACAATCTTCATTTAAATCACGCTTTTGCTTTCTCAGTTATTTCTCTCAAAGTCTGAACAAGGTCGTCTACATCTCTTAGCAAGTCTTTGTTCAAATTCAAGTACATAGGACCTTTTGGTCCACCACTTTCATCAAACTCATACAGACTTGTCTGTATAGCCACCGAGTATTTTCTATCCTTACCTAATTTAGTAAAGGTAGCATCTACTGGTCTGTCGACTAGAGGTGACAAAAGCACCTCAATTGTTCTTCCTATCATGTCTTCATTCATCATTGTCACTTCCATATTCATCTAAATATTCTTGTGGGTTATTGCTCCCATCCCAACTTGGGCAAATGCTCTTGAAAGAGCACCATGCACACTTAGCCGTACTAGGCTTTGCTGGAAAATCATCTGTCAAGTAAGCCGTAAGTAAGGCCGCCTTGAGTTTCTCAATCTTTTTTCTGTAAGTATTGACTGTTCTAGTATTCAGCGCTTCGTATACGATTCGGTCAACTGCTCTCTGTTCATATCCGTATTTGTTGTAAGTATCTAATTGAGCGCCTGAGCCTGCTGGATAGACCCAGCCCCAGTGCGTTACATTCTGATACTGATGCTCTGCTTTGGCTAGTAAGTATTGATAGTAAGCCATCTCTGTCCTCATCGACTGCATCTTGAACTTGGAGTCGTTCCATTCGTCGTCTTTGTTTTTGGATTGCACCCATTTGCCTGTCTTTAATTCCATGATGGCTATACCGCCCTCTTCTTCGCTGAAACCACGGTCAATACTTCCCGCATAGTGTATAGGTATAGGTACCATTTCTCCGTTGAACTCAAACTCTTCATCTACAAACGCATGAACTTCTAATTCGTTCATGATTGGTAGATACTTATCTGGTCCGACAGAAAGCAACCTTTCCAAATCCCACTTTATTCTTGTTTCAATAATAGGTTGTTCACCAAGAGTGTATTCTTTTTCAGATAGTATGCTAAGAGCCAAAGCCAACGCTTCCTCTCGCTTATCTCTCTGCATGAGTTTGAACAATTCTTCTACAACCGGCATAGCGTTGTCATAGAACTCTTCTACGGCATCGTGAACATTTGTACCTTTAATCATCGCATCTGTCGATGGCTCTGGTAACCGATGTATTCGCTTGTATTGATATTGCTTAGGACAAAAGTCAAAATCACTAGTAAGACTAGTCTTGGTGATACGGAGCATCTTCTCATGTCCCGGTTCCCACTGGTATGTGGATTTAGCGTATGCCGCCCAGTTTCTGCTCATTCTGATTCCTCCTCAATTAATTTCTGTAGATAAACAGCCAAATCCATTGCCTCTTCTTGAGCATGAATAAGCCATTCTAGCCTAGATAGAGGCGCAGTTTCCATAGTAACTCCATACTTACTTTTACCTACTTCTGCTCTTTGCTGTATCTTCTTACATACTTCGTCTTCTATTCTACTCATTTAATCACCAGTATTTTTTGGGCTGTGCGGCACCAGATGCGAACTCTAAGTTCCAATCCAAAGCGCCAAAGATACCCTTCATCTTTTGCTTAACTAACTTATCGACCATTTTGTCATAATCCAAATCGAATCCATCTAGGTCTGTTTCTTTCTGATACACTACCACATCAGTGGGTGGTAAGTTGTCAGGTGCTTTGATGACATAGACCCAGTTAACACTGTCACCTTCACCGTATTTGTCTGTAGTAGCCAGATGTTCGTTGAAGTATCTAGTACCCTTTACGGCCCCACCAGTAGTCGCTGAGTATGCACTAAGAGATTTCTGTAACCTTGTCGTACTAGCCACTTCTGACAACTTTACATCCCCTCTTTTGATGCGTTTAGATATGGGTCTAATCATACCTATGACTTCATCCTCGCTGGCACCACTACAGATGGCTGTCAGTACATCGTTCTCCAGATTCTTAGAGATAGGAGCCAGTGTGCTGATTTTACCCCACCTTGCTGACTTCTTCTTACCTTCATCTTCTGGTGGCCAAGAACAAATACCGTAGTACAGGTTCTTACCGCCTACAATCCAGTAAGGCATGTAAGCCTCAAACTCTACAATCAAATGACTAGACTCGTGCTCTCTTTGAACTGTCTCAGTCAAATGCTTGGCAAGGGCGTGCGCCTCATCAAACGGTACTTGTACGAAAGCAGAATCGGTGTGCCCGTATAGGGAACTGTAACCCTGATTCTCTGATTCTTCCATAAGGAATTTGATTGCTCTTCGACCACAGGCTGTGATAGCGCTGGCTATGTCGAAGTCTGACCAGCCCCAGTAAGCACTGGCGGTCATACCGTAGAAGGAAGCCATTACACGCTTTACTGCAAGTTGTAATGTATTCCATCCGTTTCTCTCATTTTCAGAAGAAGCCTCCCGCATCTTCTGTTTGTACATATCACGAAGGTCAAACATCTCATTGACAATCTTAGGCAGCAGTGCGTCTGTGCCCTGCATCCAGCATGTACCGTCAGGTAGTTCTCTGACATTAGCCTCGTTCTTACGATGGCTTGGAACTTGGGTCTCCCAAGATAGATTATGGCTCAGTATGATACTTGGGTACAGACCCTTGTAATCTACACAAGCCACACCCTCATATCTACCGGGCTTGGGAGGCGGAATGAAAGCACCTTCATACTCTTGCTTCTCTTGTCGAGAGCGAGAAGGTGCTTTCCAATGAGTTCTTCTACTAAGAAGACCTCTAGCGAATCTTGTCACATTGTGACATGATGGGAATGATACTCCGCATATCCTTTGTAAGGACATGAAGAAATTGAGGACATGGTTTTCCTCATCTATTTTCTTGAGAAGGATGGTATCCTGCATACAGTAGTCAACATAGTCATCAAACCTTTCAGTCCAACCAGTGAACACATCCATGTCGAACTTACCGCCGTAGCCCAATGTACTAGCAATAGTGTCTAATTTTAGATTCTTCAATTGGGGTTTACCGCTGTCTTTCCACACTCTTTCAAAACCACTACCGCTTCTCAGCGGGGCGGCTGTGTCAAAGCAAAGTCTACCGATGATAGGTTGCGCTACATAGTCGTACGAGCCGTCTTGCCTCGGTCTAATAACCCTGCCAAGAGGACTGAGTTTTCTATGGTCAGGTAGCCTTCTGACTAAATGAGGAAGGTCAGCCCACATGATTGCGTGTGCTACGAATACATCTGGATTGCACTCATCCATGTAATTCATGAACGCTATGTGCATGTCTTCTTCTGAGCCATACAGATGCCTCTCATAAGTAAATGAAACAGGTACTCCGTTGACAGTGTACTCTACCTCCTTTTCTTCGATGTGGTTATCCATCTCATAGAGGTCCGTAGGATTATCCTTCATCCAACAGAAGGCCACCTTTCGGTTGTTGTAAGAATCGACGACAGCCATGACAGTCGTCTCATCTGTCTTCGGGTCCCACTCAAGGTCAAAGTGCCATACTCTTGGTTTCCATTCGGGCATTTCTGATATGTTGTCAATGAGATACCTATCGACCAGACTGAGGTCAGCCTCCCATGTGAAGCCAAACTCTCTCACCATGTCTCTGATGTCACTGTTGCGATATGCGTAGACTTTGATTAGTGAGTCGCCAGTTCTCAGCGCTTCCGCTGTATCTGTCTCGTCTACATAGGAACCGGGATATCTGTTCAAGACTCTCTCAATTACTCGCTTTGGAGTAGAAGCCTTAATCCAGAAATACGGTTCAAAGTCCGTAACAGTTTCTTCAATCAGATTACCCTCAGCATCACGCCACCTCTTGTAGATGTGGTCGGGACCTGTGGGGTCTGGTCGAAAGGTATCAATTATCATATCAATCCCACCAGTCAAAGGTAATCAGTCTAAATAACAAATCTAACCATTCACGAATCATATCTATTCCTCTTCATTAATCAAAACATAAGTCACATCAGCACCGCACGATGAGCAATGTAGTGTTGCCACTATACCATCTCCCTCGTATCCGTAGTCTTCTGCGTCAAAGTCTGCGCCCCAAATGAGTCTGCCGCCGCATAGCCAACAGACATCTCTTCTTTGGTTATTCACATGTATGTAGTTAGTCATATTCAGTCCTCCTCGTATTCTTGGTCCATTATCACCATTAGGAAGTTGGTAGACGGTTGCTCTAATACAAGCACTGTCTCATCACCTGTATACAGGTTCAACTCACCGTTAGGTAGATTAGATAATAACTCTGGAAGCCACTTGTCAAATGCCGACCTTGCGGAAATCTCAGGCGAAGCGATGCTACTCAGAGGAGCCCGCACGAACATCTTGCCGGTAGCCGACTTGCCTCCTCGTATGACTAACTCCTGCCCTTGTGGGTCGAACTCAGTCTTACAAGAGTACTTGTCACCCAAGACTTTCTTGAAGCCTGTTGCTGGTTTCAGCGATTCGGATGCAACTCTAGCATGGTAGTTAAGTGATAGATTAGCCCACTTCTGCCACATACTGTCTTCCGATTGACGGATGAGTCTTTCCATCAAGCCAACCATTTCTTGGGACTTGATGTAGGATGATGTAGGTAGTTGTAGACTAGCCTTGTCACCCTGTATGTGTAGTGTACCCGTCTTGGCACTTTGATTGATTGTCATATCAGCACTCTTCGCTGTCGCAATAAAGGACTTGAGTTTCGGTATGTCGCTAACATATATGTTACCTGTCTGACCAGTACCGCAATCTACTTTCCTACGAATGTAGTGGGTCTGTTGACCTACTGACGCTACTATCCCTTCGGCTGTAACTTTGATAACCAAGTCACCTAGGTCTTTACCAAAACTCCCTAAGAAGTTGTTGAATGTTTCTCTACTTACTGTAAAATCTACCATAATTATCACTCTCATCTATAGACTGGAAATCTTTTTTTTCGGAAAATTTTCCGAACTTTTCAGAAAGTTTTCCTCGAAGAGGCGGGGGAAACGGGTTCATGGAGAAGAGGAAAATAACACGCAAATGCCAAAGAAAACCTATGCCACTATCTCAGTGAGTCGGAAAATTTCCCCGTTATTATCTGATAAACCCCCATGAGTCTGTCTTATTGCACTCCTCCAATTGCTCCGTCTCGTAGTTCAGGAAGTCCATACCACTTGGCATCTTCTCCCTTGTTGGTCACGAAGTAAACTCTTTCTTGATTGTGCAAATTAGGATTCAACTTAGACTTGAAGAAGGTAGCAGTGTGTTGCGTTTCTCCTGTAGTAGAGCCGTCGTTGTTTCTAACTTTCTTAGCCTTACACCAGACAATCTGCCATAGGTCTTTGTTAGCACTAGAGTGCCAAGCAAACTTCCAACCTTCAAACTCTGGCTGACTATCCTTGTCTTCTTTCAGATGGCTTTCCCAGTAAACATCTACACCCAAAGCGTTCAGTTTCCTACAGATACCTGTGAGTTGCTTAAATCGTGTAGCACGAATGTTCCAGTTCCAACCAACCTCTTGGTTCAACTTGGAGTGGCTTGCCTCGATAGCATCCTTTGCATCCATATCTAGGTCGTAAATCTTCATACAATCAATACACATGGCATCGAATTGGTCTACACCAGTGACAAAGAATGTCCTCAAAAGAGGCTCATCGAAGTCTGCTTTTTGCTGTCGCTCTGCATATTCAATTGCATATCTACCAATGTCCATCACTCTTTGGAAAGTGAGTAGATAGTTGTAAGCGGTTCTGTCTTCCATCTGCATTACCCAAGGGCTGAATACTCTGACATTGTTACTGTCCCTGTAGTGAGCCTGCTTGCATGATAGTGCTCCGTTGTCGAAGTCTATGGCCATCATCAAACTATCTGGGTATCGATTGAAGTGAGCGTCGAATACAACACCACTCTTACCTGTACCTTCGTGTCCAACAACACCACAGAAGATGCTGCTAGGGGATATGACAGGGTTGTTAGATTGAGCCTTCATCTCTGCTTCTATGTCAGGAAAACTACTGACAAATTGGGTGGAGGTGACCGGCTGTTGAGTAGGAGCCTCTTGTACAGGACTAGGTGCCTGTACTGGCTCTTCCATCACTTCCTCAACAACTTGTTCAATCTCAGACAAACTTGTCTGATTATTTCCTTCTGCTAACGCTCCCCAACCACTCATTGCTGGTCACCTCCGAATTGATTTAGATTTGTGCTACCTGTACCGCCAGACGGTCTTGCTGTCTTGTGTGGAACATAGATACCCAGAGCACCAATGCTCGGTAGCATCTCGTCTTTGTAAGGTCGGATTCTCAATCTACCGACGATGATTACTTGTGTCTTCTCTGCATAAGGAGTCCAGTTACCCTCGATACCATCTAACTCATATTCAAACGGATGGTCTTCATCATTCATTCTACCGGGAATCCATACAGTTACACTAGAGGCGAAACTGTCTCTACCGTATCTTGACTGTAGTCCTAGGTTAGTGATGTTGAGTCTGTAACTTCTACCAGTAGGGTCAACTGTGCTCTCGGAAGGTTCTTTGTTGAGTAGACTGATGTAACCCTTAGTGATAACCACTGGGTTGTATGTAGTACCGTTTGCTCCGATGACCTTTCTTTCACCGTGAGCCTCAAGCAAGTCAGCCAAGTCAACATACTCATTGTGCATGTTGTCATCTGTTAGCAGGCGTTCCGCTGAGAATGCTCTGCGTAGTGTTTCTGGTAGCCACTTGTCTGTGTACTCTACTTTCTCAGCAAAGTCTCTGTTAGTGTAAAGAGTATCTCTGTCTTCTTTAGGCTCAACTACTTGAATCTTACAGGCAGTCCATCGCTTGTAAGGAGCATCCATGTTGTTACCTTGTACATTGACACGCCACTTCTTAATCTCGTTACTGTCCTCAGCGGAGCCTAGGAAGTAGATTGTCCTGCTGACACTGGTAGGTGCAATAGGCTTAGGGCTATCATTCTGCTTGTTCAGTAGACAAAGTATCTCATCGTTATGCTCAAAAGCGAACCAAGGTAGGTCGCTACCCTGTAGCCTCTCACCACTAGGTTGTCCATTGACATGCCATTCGCCACCCTTGGCGGTGACTATACCAATGTGTCCTTCATCAACTGCTCTGCTACGGTTGGACTTGAATACGCTCATAGCCCTTTCCATGACATTTGCTCTTTGGTCTCTGTTCTCATTCTCTGCACCAATAAACATACCAACGAAGGTAACGGTCTCACGGCCACCGCCGCTTGAGCCACCCAAGTTTCTGGTTTCAATTACGAACTGTTCACTCCACTGGGTTAGGTAGAAGGGGTCTTCAGATAGTGGATTGTCTACACTGTATTCAACCTTTAACCAAGCACTAAATTCATTCACTGCTTCGCCTACTTTCTTTCCTACTCTTTCTCCGTAACCACTCAGTCGTTCTAGTACATCTGCTGGCCATTGTGTTTCATTGCTTTCACTCATATTTATTTCTCCATGTTATTTTTCAGTTTTGCTATAAAGTACTCGACAAATGCCAAGTCATCATCAGGCCACTGCGTAGCCAGTATGACGAACTCGCCATATGTGAGCATGAAATTGTGCCATTCTTCGTCACTCCCCATGAGTGGCTTGGCACGATATCTGAGACCTTTGAGCAGTCCCAGTCTTGACTGGCCAGACTCAAGAGCCTGTGCCAGATAAGCGGTGACCTTCGAGAAGTCTTCTCCCAGAAGATGCACAGCCGCTTTGTTGAGATATTGCGTATCTCGCTTGATGCTTTTGATGAGTGCATCAGACTCTCTTGGAAGACTATCTAGTATGTCGATAGCCTGTCTTAGGCTTCCGCCTGTGAATTTGATTAGGTGAGGGAGGTTTGCCATCCATTCTTGTGGCATTCCTTCCTGTTCAATTATCATTGCGAGGCGCTCATTGTCCTCTGGGTCTATACCCTTGAATGAGTACTTGACACATCTATCAAGGATGGCTGAGTGTATAGACGATATGTCGTTGGCAGTCAATATGAATATGGTAGTCTTGTAACTCTCTTCCATAATCTGTCTGAGTGCTTTTTGGGCAGGGGCTGTAAAGTTATCAGCCTCATCGAGAAAGATGATTCTACGACTTACACCAATTCCCTTCTGCTTGCTCATCATCTTGAGGGACCGGATGTAGTCTATCCCTCTGTCATCACTAGCATTGGTTACGATGAAATTCATCGGGTCGAAATACTCACCCAGCAAATCCTTTGCTAAAGCGTAGGCAGCACTAGTCTTGCCTACACCGGGGGGTCCGGCAAATAGCAGGTTTGGTGGGCAAGTCTCAAGTGTCCAAGACTGGGCTGGCTCAGTAAATTCTTTACATCCAACCAAGTCTGTCACTGTAGACGGTCTATATTTCTCCCTCAAAGTCATAGAATCACACCATACCTACTTAGGACCTTTATAAAAGAAGTCAAATTATGCCCCCATTTCTATCAAATCTGTCAGTTGTGAGACATCACTATAGCCAAGATTGTCATCAACATATTCGACCTTACAATTCTTAATCGACAAGGCGCTCAAATCAAACTCATTTATTTCCATGGTAACCACAATTGCGTATTCATCTACAGGTAGCCAGTTCATTCCGACAAGAACTCCCTGTTGGGCTAAGCGCTGCCTTACATGCTGAGCCACATTGGTCTTTAGTTTCATCTGTCCTACCTCGTATATTTCGTATCCATCTAAGGATGATACTCGAATGTGAACATTGTACTCTTCGTCTCTCATGATAGCGTTCACTAGCAAGTGAACATGGAAAGCATCCTTGAGAACCAACCAGCCTCCGTCTCCTCCTATGGAGAAGGCTCCGGTAGAAACCAACCTCAGCCTTTCATTGTCCTCCAGAATCTCAAGCATTTGGCTGATATCCGAAGAAGGCTCGATGACTTTACCTGTCTTGACTGGTGCTGATAGACTAAGTCTTTCGAGGAAAGATACCCTGTCTATGTAATCTAACTTGTAGATGTCCCAGTCATCACCCAGTGCCATGATGTCATTGACTGACTTTATTTCCACACCTTCGGCCTCTACCTCAAAGATACCTTCTTGCTCAAGGGGTAGGTTACCAGTCTTACCGATGACCTGCCTGTCTCTGTTGTAGAGGACTCCCTTGAACTGCCCCTTGGGGAACTCGGTAATGTGTAGATACCTACGAGGGTGGCTGATGACCTCAGCATATACATTACTGGGCGCTATCAGTTTGTCCCATGCTCGATAGATAGGACCACTAAAAGCCTGTCCGGGCTGCATGGTTCTTATCTCCATGTCAGTCATACCGTCACCAAACAACTTCTGAATAATCTCAGCGGGCTGCATGGTTTCCATCATTTGTCTGATTGACTGTAGGCTTTGAGCACGACCGTCAGTAAGGTAGGTAACCATCTGCAAGAACCTAGCGATAGGCATCATTGGCCTTTCACCAGTTGCTCTTGACCAAAAGAGTAGGGCTTCTTTCTCATGCATTTTGCTGGCAATTTCGAGAAAGCCTACATCTCTTACACGAGCCATAAGATTGAGTGCCTGCTTGACTGTCATCCCTTCCCCTCCGTATTCAGGTGACTCCAACGATAGCAGGGGCACCATTGGTTTACCTGCAAAGGACTCATCCCATACTAGGGGAGAGATTGATAACTTCTTACAGACATCATCTCTCAATTCTCTAAAGGAAATGAACTGCCTAGGGTAGCGTGAATACTTAGGATAGAATATCTCAATCAATTCACCCAAGTCGTCCAGCGCATTGTTAACCGCTTCTCTGATAATGTCTATCGAGTGACGGAAGTGGGTAGACCGATTCTCTGCATCAGTCATGTAGTTCCTATACAGTTTCCTGAGACTCTCAGAAATGTTTGCTGCTTCTGCTAGTAACATGATATCACACCACTCGCCACCCTAGTAATCTTACATTACCGAGATTTAATCTCGGCTTGTTGCCGCACTTTTTACAATGGGCTTGATGATTAGAAACACTAGTTATTGGTTGTTTAGTTGTATGAATGCCCTTTTGACCACAAGGTTTTTTCCTTTTACGACCTTTCGAGTCAACCTTTCTATGAACCCTACTACCTCTACCTTCACTTGATTCAGAGCATGTGTATTCATATTGGTAATAATTAGCGTCTTCAAATTCCTGACTACTTTTCCACACCCCAATTCGATGCCCTTGTCTTTCATGTTCAAGATAACTTTGTGCAATATCTTCCCATGAAGAATATCTAGCAATGCGTTTAGCAAATTTCAAAGGTATTTCGTAATAAGAAACTATCTTTTCAATGCGCTGAACTGACAAATCACTCTTGTATGATTTAGATTTTATATCTACAGTTTGACCTTCGGTTATATAATCTAAAATGTCGGCTTTTAATAACGGCCTAGTTCTTTGGTATTCGATGTTATTAGTTTCGGATTCTACTTCTGTATCTTTTGTTGGCTCATAACCCCTAGGTCTAACAAAATTTTTGATTCCTTGCTTAGTATGGTTAAACATAGTCTTGGCAGTCTTGTTGAATCTATTGTTTAATGTACCTCTATTGGATATATGATTTATCTCACCATACTTTTTCATTAAGTCCGTTTTCCATACCCAGTTTTCTCCTCTATCTTCTAGTTCCCACTTTTGACATTTGTTGAAAGCCTCCATCCATTTTTCATCTACATGGACCAATTCTTCTTTTGGATTGGAGTTAGCGTTATACTTAGATAAAAGTTCACCTATGTCGCTAATCAATTCATCATACTTAGAAGCCTTTTCTTCTAACTGTTTTATCATATCACTTATTTTTGTCATCTGTTTCCCTCAGTTCTTCGAGGGTATGTAGTAATGCTTTGGCTAGACTCATTGCATCTTCCTGTGTTAGCCTTACGCCCTCTTTCGTAAAGCCCTCGCCTTTGTGATGTTCGATTGTTCTTCTGGTTCTGATGTCAATCATAGCAGGACTGTTGCCAATCGGGTCAGCCACACTCATGACTACCTCGGCCTTGCCCCGCCATCTGACAGAAGTGCATGGCACTCGCCAACGAATCGTTTGCTCGAATCCTCTTGCCATCACAACTCACCATGTGCTATCCAGTATCTGTCAGCGATAACGCCATCCACTTCTACCTTACAATCAGAGCATAGGTTGTCGTATTCTTCTTCCTCACCGATACATGCTTTGCATGGTATCTCGAAGCCGTTGTAGTGTAAGCACCTGTCACAACAGACTTCACCGTCTGGGTGACATTCTTTACAGAACACTTCGTATTCAGTTTCTCCATCTGCTGATTCAACTATGTGTATTTTTCTCATTCATTTCCCTCCAATAATATGTTACTCTCGTCGTTTTGCTATCCATGTCAGATAGCGACAACGGGTGTCTTTCTCTCCTAACCTCACTTGAATAGTTCCTGTGCATGTAGTCTTTCAATTCACCTCTCGTCGGTATGTATCTGTTAGTACTGTGCTTTCTACTTTTATATAACTCATCAAGTATCTGTCCAGCATTACGAACCTTACCGTCACTCATGATGATGTCGATATATTTCTTAGCGGTTTCACTCATGGATTTGATGTGTGCCATTACTCCGTCACCTCCACGCCACAACAAGCGCACTTTATTTTACCATCACGACCAAATACTAATTGCATTTCAACAGGACCATCTATGTCCCACTTAATGCAATCCATGTGCTCACTAGCAAGCCAATCTAAATCTTGTAAACTGTAGCGATTCACACCGTCACCTCCACGCAGTGAGGACAAGGGAGTTCGGGTGCAATTGCATTCTTACCATCGCACTTACCCACCTTGCACAGTAGTAGTGATAATGGAAACTCTTTCACGCTGTCACCTCCCACCAAGTAGGAACATCAGTACGCATATAACGCACCCCGCCCTTGCTGTATTCCTTAGACTTGTAGTAAGACCTGTAGGCTTTGACTACATCATCATCGGATTTGTATTCGTCTGGCATAGCCTGTGCAAATGGTGTCATGTAGTTCTCTTCAAACTTAGCAGTACTATACATTCGAGCCATGTGATTGATTGGGCCAGAACAAGCATGTTCTTTACCAAACCTTCGAGTGTATTCCTTGCATTGTTCGATTGCATGTAGAGCAAGCCATACAAAATTGCAGCGACTGTCGCCAGCCCATACTGTACATGGGTGATGCTTGTAACCACCAATGTAAGGCGTTCCTTTCTTAGTCAGAGGCATCTGCTCATCAGTAGCACCATGTCTACGCAAGGCTGATGCCATCATCTGTGCTGACTCTACACACATCTTGGGTAGTCTAACATCGTCTAGGTATCTAGCGGCTTGCGCTGGGTCTTCGTCTAATACAAATATGTTCATATCTATTCCTCCATGTCTCTTGTGACAAGACAACTGCCACAGCGAGTCCCTTAGCCATTTGCTCTATGCACCAGACACCAATCTCTCTGTCAGACCAGCCCGCCCTGTACTCTTCATCGTTACAGTTCATGCACCAGTCTGAGTCTTCCTTGGCTAGTAGTTCATGGTTGTAGCAAGGTTGCCCGCAGTTTTCACACGCTTGTTTGGGAGTGTCTTTGTCAACGACCAACACTCGCATTATCTCATCCCCTAATTGTATCATTTCTATATTCATTCTTCTTCACCTGTTTCTTTTGTTTCTCTGAAAGTAACAACCGCCCCTCTGACATGAGGAGGTAGTAGGTCACCGTTGAACGGACAAAATGTACCCAGTATTATCATCGATTCCGCTAGTTTATTGTCAACCCTATCAATGATAGCAGGTCTGTCGACAGCAGTGTATGTAACCTTACCAGTATTGTAAACGAGCATTGACTCATCACCTGCCAGTAGACCGTAATCATATGGGTCAGTAGGTATCTCGGCATCACAAGTAGGACACTGAATCAATACATGCCACTGTTCAACCATCTCTTTCTCTCCTGTAGGTAGAACCATCTCTTGCTGACCTTCGTGTTTCCATACACCTTCCTCAAGTGGGAAGGCTGACAATGGAGTACCACAGGAACACTTCCAGCCCTGTGCCATCTCTTGACGCATCATCATCTCTTTGATGTGCTTCTCTTCAAGAGACAGATGTTCTACATCTATCAGTTCACAGATGCTCTCGTCTACAAGCCAATCAATGCTCTCAACCAACATCCTCATACGGATTCTGGCTTGTGCACTCATGGGTGTGTTCTCTTGTGAGATAAGTTTGACAGTCCGGTCACCTTCTTTGACATAGGATAATCCTAAGCCATGCGGTTGCCAGAGGCCGCCCTCTCTCATTCGTTCTAGTATTACTTTCACTGCTTCTTCTGGTGTTTCTTCGTTCATGTTTAATCCTCCAATTCTTTTTGCATGTCATTTAGTATGTCAACCAACAAGTCATGTGCCTTGTATAAGTTTCTATCAAACAACAATATATTTCTGGCCTTTTTCACTCTATCAAATACTTCTTGCATGTCCATATTCAATTCACCTCAGTATAGAATCTCGCTGAACATTGGGACCTTTGATAGTTGCGCATCGATTGAGGTACCATTGACTGCTTTACGAGTCATGTCACCAAGTACCTTGTGAACTGTCTGTAGTCTGTCTGTTAGTGTAGAGAAGTTGAGTGTAGAACCAGTCAGTGTGTCCTTACCATCAGTCCAAGTTGGCTTGTGTGTGATAGCACCAGTCAAGATGTTATATACATGGAGTAGAGAACCACTGTCTTGATTGTTGACAGCAACCCAAGGCTCGCTTGGGTTAGTCCATCCTTGTCCCATTAGTCTCCACATGTGGCCTCTGTTGATACCGACTACATTACCAGTGTCGTCACGCTTGATTTGTGGCTTGGTAATCAATCCCTTTCGCTCACAAATGGTCATGAGTTTCTCAAACATGTTCCTGTCGACTTGAATGTCTCTCATCGATTCCGCTACAAGTATCTCCTCAGCCGCTGTCGCAATCACTTCGTGTATTCTGTCAGCCAATTTGCTGAAATCGAAGTTGCCTAAGACACCGTTGGTGTGCTTGAGACTGATTAGATTTGCTCTGTCACCCATGACCATACCATTGGTACATACCAATCGCTCAGCAATGGCTTGTACTTTGTAAGCACTACTGCCATCTAGGCTGTTGTAGATTGCGATACCCACTCTGTAGTCACCGTTGTTAGCAAAGCCTCTGGTTTGCCAGTTGGTACCTAGTCTGTGACTTGCTTTCTCCCAGTCAACATTGCTAGACACATCAAGGAAGAGAGCCGATTGCTTTCCTTCGTTCCATGCCATTACTTGTGCTGGCCAACCCTTCTCAGCGGCCATGTCCAATACAGGGCCATAGCCAACACGGTAAGGCATTGGGTAGTAAGATGCGCTGAATGTTCCTAAGTGAGCACCCATTGGTCTACTGTCACTAGCGTAGTTCGGATTGAAGATGTGGTAGGCCGATGGCTCACCATTCGCACCGTTGACTCTAGCAACTGTGCTTTGGCTACCGTCATCTACCATCACAAAGGCTGGCTTGCGAACTGGGTCGAAGTCCCAATCCATAGTCGCCTTCTCTTTTCTTCCACCAGAGAACAGCATGTTGTCAAACGGACCCACTGCTTCTCCGCCAACTTCTACACTAGGTGTATCTTGGTTAGCCCAGACTGGTACTTCGTCATCGAAGTCAGCATCTACGCTGATGCTTTCATTGTTCTCAAAGGCCATGACGATGTCCATGTGTTCACTGGTTACATGTAGTGGGGCGTTCTGTGAAATCAACTCACGGTTGAGTTCTTGTCCCTTGTTGCTATCGTCTGGTCTTACTAACACCGCTACTCTACCGCCTTCAATGCGCTCAAAGCGAGCGACCATTGTTCTTGGTAGTCTGATTGAATTGATACCCGCTACAGACGGATACTCCATTTCAATTATGTTCGGTGTGCTTCCTGTTATTTTTCCTATCAATACTATTTCGTTCATATTCATTCCTCTTGTTTTCTGTTTATTACTTTTCTTATTTATTCGGCTGGTTTTTTCCGAAAGGTGCCATATATCTTCTTAGGACCTTTATAAAAGAAGTACTTTGGTGGCCGAAACCAAAGCACAAATACTAAGCCAAACGGCTCAGTCGGAATATTATGTCGGGGGCTTTTGAGCAAGCATGGTTGTTGCTCAAGTCTGTCTTTCAACCCAGTCAAGGTAAATTGATTGGGGAAGGGGCGAATCAAATGGTTTACGGTATGGGTGAAGACCCTGATGTTACCAAAGTAGGTCATGGTATGACACTTAATGACATGTATTTATTAAATAGATTAGCGACTATGTACCCTAATTTATTCGCTAGTCAAAGACCAATAAGACAAACTATGGACTTGCCATTAGAAGCCTTGTCTACTTTTGAAGGGAGAGGTATAGGGACTCCCAATGTTTTGTCGACTCAAGAAAGAGGAGAGCCACTACAAGAGGGTGAAGGAGATATTCAGCGTGGTAAAGAACTAGCGGGTGCCGTCTTCGATAATTACCCACAGGCTCAAATGCTAGAGGGTTTGGGTTTGGCTGACATTGGTCCTCGTAATTGGATGATGACCCAACCAACTAGGGGGTTGGATGTTAGAAGTATAACTGATGACCCTTCAAGGGTCGGCCAAGCAGTTATCCATGACCCGATGTTCTACGGTGCCAGAAATCCAACTAATGTGCCTCAAGAGGTTCTTAACCAGTTCTTAGAAGCAAGAGGCGTACCTAGAAGATTAGGCATTGATTATCAGATACCAGAGGAACAAACAGAAAGGTTTGCTCGTAAATTAGAAGAATTGCCGTTTCATGAATTTGTTGACCCTTACATAGAATCGGCTGAGGACTTTACCCCAAGGCAAGTAGCGCCAATGGATAGAGGACTCAATCTTCAAGAGAAGAATCTTCGTCAACAACTTGGACAGATTGGCGTTGCTTATCCCACAATCGAGTTTGACTAGTTTCTCTAGGGTAAGCCTCAGCAATCAAGTGGCTGATACTAGGTTTACCTGCCCACTTAGGAAAGGTGCCGCATCGCTCAAACTCATTTTCGTGTCTGGCCTCGGTGTCAAATGGTAAGTTGAACTGTGTCAGTTTCCAAATGAAATTACCAGCCATTTCTTTGAGTTTTTCTTCATCGCTGCCGTATAGTCTGATAATCTGGTCGAGCATACCAAGCATTCCTTTGAGATTATTATACCAGTAAGGGTCGTCATTGTTCTGTATGTCTTCTATGTCAATTTTATCAGTCATTCTTGTTCCTCCTCAAATATGAATACACATGGTATTGGTAACTCTTTACCAAACGCTTTGTATTTCTCTCTATTGAGTAGTATTCCTCTGTGCTTCTTATCATCACTATCATCATTCATTCTGGCGAGTCCGGCATCCAGCACTTGTAACATATCCTCGACAGTCTTACCTTCATGGGGCAAGAACTGTAGACAAGGGGTTTGTAATACTTGGTGCACTACAATCGTTCCCACTTCGCTAAAGTCTATCATTACTTGAACCTCCAGCCTCTTTCTTGTCTGAGTTTCTTAACAAGTTCGGACACTAGTCCTTGTCGTTGTTCTGCGTCTCCACCGTCAAGGACAGCCTTGACAACGGCTCGCTTCTGTTCAACTACTCTGTCAAAGTGTTCGTCAATACTTGCTGCTACACTGAGGTAGACAGCGTGTACATGCTGACTCTCTTGACCAATACGATAGACACGGTCTTCGGCTTGCTCTTCGTCAGTAGGTACCCATTCTCTTTCGATGAACAGAACTGTGTCTGCTCTAGTGAGAGTGATACCTTCCTTCGCAGCAATGGTGTTACAGACCAATACATCGACATGACCTTCTTGGAAGTCGTCGACTATCTCTTGTCGTCTCTTAGATGATACATCACCACTGATGATTTGTACATTGGTAAATTTGTCAGCGATTCGTTTGAGAACATCTCTGTGGTGTGTGAAGACTACGATTGGCTTTCCTGTCTGTTCACGGTATTGCTTTATCCAGTCAACTGCGTAGTTGACTTTGACTTGACCACAGATGTGTCTGAGGTCGTTCAGCATGTTGAGCATGGTACCCGGTGGTAACTTCTCACCGTTGACATAGGCTTCTTCGATTCTTCTATCCCACTCTTCTTGAGCAATGTCATAGGGACTTCTGTCTTTCTTGGACAGATGTACTGGGATGAATGTCCTTGTCTTTGGTGGTAGGTCGGGAAGTACCTCACTCTTGAGTCTACGGATACACAGGTCTCTTGTACGCTCATTGAGTTCTTGGGTGTAACTAGCACCGTCGAAGTTCCAGCCCCATCCATCATACCATGGGTCACAGTATCGCTGAGCGAAATCCCAGAAGGATGAGAACTGTTCGGGCCTCATCAAGTTGAGTGTGTTGAAGAACTCCTTTGGTCGGCTAGCAATCGCTGTACCAGACAGTGCCAGAATCTTCGGTGCGAACTTACACAGGTTGAGCGTTGCCACTGTACGCTTGACTGGCTTGTTCTTACTACCAGAGTTCTTGATGTAGTGGCATTCGTCAAGGATGACCATGCGTGGAACTAGTCCGATTAGTTTCTCTTGTAACTTGTCCATCAAGTCATAGTTGACAATGATGAAGTCACCCATCTCCGGCTTGTCTTTACCAGATGTCATGACCTGTACAGTCTCATTGGGTAACCACTTGTTCAGTTCCTTTTTCCAATTGAACTTTACATTTGACGGACAGACTACAACAGCAGGTCTCGCTTGTGGATTGATAGCGGCATAGCCAATTGCTGAAATTGTTTTTCCAATACCCATTTCATCACCAATCAAACATCGGCCCTTACTCATGTCAGCGAATGCCACTGCTACCTTTTGGAATGGGTAGAGGTCAAGACCTTCGGGGAACTTCCCTTGAGTTTGTCATCTATTTCTTTCAGTTTCTCAGAAGTCAGTTCGGATGCACTACTGATTTCTACACGACTGATGCTCTCAGCAACATCTTTCTCAACATCCTTGTTGTCAAGGATTGCTTTGGCTAGTGGTTCGTAGACATCCTCAAGAACACCGTGAAGCGTTCTCGCTTGCGCTACTGGTATACTCCAGCACTTCTCTTCGACATGGAACTTGCGGCTACTGATACTTCTTACACACATGAGGACTCTTTCTCTAAGAGACTGGTCATTGATGTAAGGCCAGTGTAAGTACAGACGACTACGCTTGACCTTTGTCCAACAGTCACCAGAACGACCTTCGTCTTTCGGTAGCCCGTTGCCATGAGAGAGTAGTGCTTGTATGTCGTAAGAGCCGATGACTCTCAGTACTGCTACTGCTTCATCGACGACTGACTTCTTGTTCTGTATGCTCCAAGCCTTGATGTCTCTATCCCACTTGAACTTAGGGAAGCCCAGCGAGTCTTTGAGCATCTGATTGGTGTCCGGGTTGTACTTGTACTTGAGAGCCAGTCGCTCTCCGTATTGGTCTTTGTAGACTTCTACTCCAATTGCTTCTCCTAACATGTTATTCATTCTTCTTCGCCTCTGTCAAATCGTCTTGTCTCTACTGGGTCAATGGTGACTTCAATCTTACCGACACAGTTTGTAATGTGAGGTCGAGGGTCAATCCCTTTCTCAACCAAATACACCATACTCCAAACTTTGATTGCATGTTTCAAGTCTTCCATTATCTTATCGTTGTATGTCATTTCTTCACCTCATAGTGCATGTCTTCACCGAGGAAGGATAACAGTTGTGCTATCACTTCGTCTTTGTTTTTGAAAGTATAAACCCTTGGTTCTTCATATTCGTATTCCACGCTTGCATAATCTTTCAGTATATATCTTGCCATATTTATTCCTCCTGTTTAAAATAGTAAGTGGTTGTAAAATTAGATTTTTTCTTAACTGGTTTATTAGTCCTATTGCTTATGGTTACACTGTTGTAATTTTTTGGTAAATATTTTGCTAACTCACTTCTAGCAGGTATTGTGTTAGCAAGAGTTCTATTTGTTTCTTTAGCAATGCTTATCATTTCGTCTAATATTACATTAATTGATTTAGGCTCAGCGGTGACAATTTCGTCGACCAATTGCCTTGCATGAATGGACATTCTCTGTCCGGGTCCGGGTTGTTTAGCCAAACTTATTCCTCCTTTGACCATATTCTCATCCCTTCCTCTGTGTCAAGGAAAGAGTAGAAGTCTTCTGATGTCTTTGTGTGGTCGGTATGTTCTTCTTCATTGTCAATAATCATCTTGATTAAACGCAGTGCTGCACCTTCCGGTGTGAAGTTCTTGGCTCCCGACGCTGTGAAGATTTGCGTTTCACCATCCCAAGTCTGTACTGTTTCAATCAGTCCGTCGTCAGCAATAGTCACCATAGCCTCTCTTGGTTTGCCGAATGCCTCAAAGGAAAATGTTTCCTCGTCATCCATCAATTCTGCGTATGCTTTTATTAACTGTCCTAATTTCTTATGTGTTCCTCTCATTTTCAAGCCTCCTCTATTTCTACATCTACTGCATCTGCTCTTATCTCTTCGCCATGTTCAAGTTTACCAATTTCATGTGAGCCTACCCAAATTGCTTCTTCAATCTCTTCGGCATTGAAACCATGCACTGTGGTTTCGTAGGTCACTCTTACAGTGTAACTGTCTGGTGTTTGCCAGTGGTCTGCTCTTGATTCATCAAGCGCATACTGTATGATGTTACTCACAAAGTCTTGTGCAAGGCTGTCATCAATCTCTATGGTTATTTTATCCGACCAATCTTGGGTCGTTCCTGTCGGGCAACTTGCCCCTATATTCATTCTTACTTTCATTATATCCTCTCCAATTTATCTTCTATCTCTTGTATTTTAGTTTCTACTTCTCTAATTGCTTCAGTCAATTCCATATCTATATGATGTGGTTTGTAAATATCAACCCAATCTACGATGTTATCATAAATCATTTCCATATCTATTAGTGTGTCTAGTAATTCTTTGTATGCTACTAAATTATCTTCTATTTCTTTTATCTTTTCCGATGCTTTCATATTTATTCCTCTTGTTTTCTTTTGTTCATTATGCTCGACACATCTACTTTGTATGTTCCATCTGGGTCGAGACTACTTTCCAGTGGAAGTGGGGGTTTCTCATCTGTTTCTGTGGTTTCTTGAGAAGGTTGGTCGACTTCTATCTCAATGTCTTTGAGTTTCTTACCTGCTAAATCGCCAAACAATCTTGGGTCGTTTGGAAATTCCAATTGCATAGGTGTCTTAGGTTCGATGAGATAGTTAGCACCAGTGATGGTACAAATAACTTCTATACAATGTATTTCACCGAACTTATCACTGTAAACATGTGTCGTAAACTCATGATAATTTTTCTTTGCTATCTCTAAATCACGGTATGTCTGCATGGTCTTTTCAAGTCTCAATGCTTGCTCGTTTAATTCTTGTATTTGCTTTTCATAATCTTCTTTCTTCATATTTAATCGCCTCTGCTAAATGGGTTCTTTGTGGTAGACCTCCAACACTCATCACATATCTTGTAGACAGGATGAATGTTAACGCTGGTTCTTCTTTTACATCTCTTGCATTCTAAGTCTTTCATTCGTTAATCAACTCCAGTATCAATTCTAGTGTTCCGTTATTATATTCTACCATACAGAAAGGCACTGCCTCTCCGTGTCTTGTTTCTATTACTTTATTCATATCATCCACTCCTTCATTTCTTCCGTGTAATCTTCTTCAATGAAAGTCCTTGCGTTACTGATTATCCAATCAAACAGATGTTCGTTCTCGACAACACCAACGCTGTCCGAGATGACCATGATGGATTTCAGTAACCCTGCCTCTCTTTTCTTCATTCTTGCTATTTCTTTCCTTGCTTTCGCTAATTGTATTCCTAATCCTTTACTCATTCTTATCTCTCCCTAGTACCTTTTCTTTTGGCATTTTCAAGTCACCGAGAACCCATCGTAATGTATTGATGACTCCTTCAAGCCCCTTGTAGTTATTCCAGTGTTGCATACGCAACGACTTAGGACAACTCTGAAACGCTATCCATCTTTTGTTTTGCTCTATTTCTGCTTCATCTAGTAGTGATTCAATCATTTCCCATGTCTTGTTATATGTGAAATGTTCACTATCTTGGTGGTCACTCATTGTCATTTGTTTCCCTCACAAAAGATGATAGTTACTCTGTGTAGTCCGGTTCTGAGCATTCCCAATAGATATACTCCTCAGTCTCTATCTTGATTACTAAGTGTGTGTTCTTCATTCTTCCTCGCCCCAGTTGTTTTCTTTGTTCTCATTCTCATTTTGGACATAGGCTGGCCATATGCTAATTTGATTGTATCTCTCTAAGTCTCCTTTGATGTAGTACAACTGTTTGACTGTACAGTTTCTAAAACTTGAATCACGATGCACAATCATATCAAACAACATAGGCCAAGTGACTGTGTGCCAATCACTTAAGTGTTCACCAAACTTCAACAATATACTTAGTCGCTTCTTACCTTTGGCTCGCTGTAATTGTTTCAGCCTCTTAACTGCACCATCAACTGTGTACAGTGTCCACTTGTCTTCATCTTCCTGTGTTCCCTTCTCAATCCAATTAGGAATCACATAGATTCCCTCGTTGAACTTACCTTCGTCATTCAGTATGTATTCTAAGTCTGTTATCTTTCTCTTCATTGTTTCACCTCGATTTCATATTCGTTTCTTTCTAACGCATGTTCGATTGCATCCTTCCAGCACTTGAGGAAGTAGTCAAGGTCATCCTTGACGCAACAAAATTCTATGTCGTGTTGGATATCCTCTAAGACTGATTGGTAGATTAGTTCTTTGTCAATGTAATACTTTGTCATACTTAATCCTCCTCTACATCAATGTCTCCGTTGTAGATGATGTCACTGATGTTCTCTTCGATGTAATCTCTGAGCGTTGTGTCCATCAAATCCGCTATGTCTATCTCATGTGTTGCTTCTATCCTTATATTAATTCTCATATTCATTCCTCCTCTTCTTTATGTTTCATTCTTAGAGTGTGAAGTAATCGCTTCTTAAACTTCGCTCTGTATCTGCCGTTCTGTGCTTGCTTTTGTCTTGCTGTTTTCATTATTCATTCCTCCTTGTTTTGTTTCTTTTTGTTTGGGTCTTGGTAATCTTCTATACCGAGAATGTGTGCTATCAATTCATTGAGTGTTTTCATTCTTCTTCATCTCCTATGTATTTTGCGAAGTCTTGTATTCCTCCATCGGGGAATTGATAATCCACCCAATCGTATGCAAGTTTGAATTGCTCACGCAACCGTATGACTTCTGCGAGTAGTAGTGGTGCATATTCAATCAACCGTCTGTCATCATCACTAAGTTCAATCAACGACTTACTCAACTTACGCCATCCATCGGGTGAATGTTCTCTTGTATTATGTAATATCCAATCCATCTGTGTCGGTTCGTATTTGTCTGTGTCAATCATTCAATCATCTCCTTCCATGTTTCCGGTAAGTCTAATCCTTGTTCAAGTGCTTTCATCATTTCAACATGACTCTCTTCATTTCTAATCATCTCATCTAATGTTGAAAGAACATTACCTTTCTTCTTACTCTCTTCACGCAACCGCTTGTATGCTTCAAGGATAAGTGGTGCGTCTTCAATCAACAGTTGTTTGGCAATTCGTATCATGTCGTGGTTCTCGTATTTGTCTGTGTCAATCATTCTTTCACCTCATATCTTCTTGTTTCTTCGTTGTAATTAATTAGTCCATACTCTAACATCAAGTGCCTTACATCTTTACCGAATGCTTTGTTGCATTGGTTAGGCTTACCCCATTCCTCGACTACCTTTTGAATGAACTCAAGGAGAAGTGGTGCGTCTGCTATGAGTTGTTTGTCAATGCTACCAACTGGGCAGTATTCACTCAACTTATCCCACGGTGCTTCTGTGTGTCCTTCGTATTTGTCTGTGTCAATCATTCTTCATCACTCCGTTGGTAGGTAGCCCCAGAACTCATCCCATGTATTCTTCCACAAGACAGATGCATCGTAAGCAATTCTGTGAGCATCCAGCCAGCGTGTGAATAGAGCATCTCTTTGTTCAACAAGTGACTCATGTATCTCACCCAGTTTGTTTGGTTGAGTAGCCCTGAGGTTACGCACGACATTGGATTGGTAGTTCATGAATTTAGTAGTGGCTTCTGCGAGGTCAAGTGGTATGAGTTCACCTGTTTCTCCGTCAATGTATCTGGTGTTGTATGACAGAGCAAACGAGAACTTACCATGTGTAGAATTTGAGTTGCCATTACGATACTCAGAAAGTGTAGCAAGGATGTGTTGGTAGATTTGGCCACCGTGTTTGTAGATGGATTTGTTATCTTTCTCTTTACCTTCAATCAAATTCCTCATGTTGTCTAAGTTTCGTTGGTCAAGCCAGATAGCATGTGCATCGTTGTGCTGATTGTATTCAGCCATGTACTTGACTAAGCCTGCCAACTGTTTGGATAGCATTTCTTGGACTGAATGTTTACGGTGGTAGTAGTTGGATGCTGCACCACGATAAGGGTTAGACCAATGCGCTCTTTCGTAGTCCACCTTTGGTTTCTTGGTGACACGGTAGTCATAGTCACGAGCATACCAATCCTTTTCCCTGTAAGTAATCACATGGTCTTTCTTAGATGTCAGCCAACCGAAAACCTCAAGCAAATCTTCTTGCGTGAGGCTGGTTTTAGTTAGTGCTTCAACCATCTCTTCTGCATTGGTGTCTGCGTCACCATAGTATCTGACTGAACCTTTGATTGCGTTCAAGTAAGTGTTCACATTGGCAGGAACTTTCTCCCACTGAACCTTACGCTGGTATGTCCATTCTATCTCTTCGTCTGTTATTTCTTTTGCTTGTTTTTTCATCAATTCTATTGTGTTTTTCATATTCATTCCTCTTGTGTTGTGAACAGATTGGTTTGGTCGGGATGTTCAGCCGCCCTTCTTTGTATTGCCCTAGTCGAGTTACCGAATAGGTAATCAGTTTCTTCTTCGATGAGTTTGTTCAAGTCACCGTTACAGTATAGAGAACCATCACTCTCAACATAGACATCACATTGATAGAGCAAGTGTGATACTAGCCTGTCCATTTGTTCATCAGTTAAGTCGTCGTTGTCTATACACATGATGACCATCTTCCTTTCCCATTCAATGTAGTCTGGTTCTTCTAATGCTTGCATCAAGTAGTCGTAACCATTGTCTTGTATGTATTCGTAGATTTCCTCACCCGCTTTGGTGAGTCTGCCATCTACGATTGGTCGAGTGTTCATTTGCATGACATGGCCACAAGCCCAGTGTCTGAATCTAACTACATCATGATTGTCGCTGTCAGTTTTAGTTAAGTAAGAATCAAGTATAGCGAAAGCAATCTCTTCTTGCTTGGACTGTGTAGGATTCCATGACACGGTGAGTAACCATCCGTCTTCATCCCAGAAGTCCTGACCACCGTAGTCACTAGGGTATCGTTGTTCTTTCATCAAGGACTTGAAGTAGTCCATCGCTTCTTTCTCGTACTGTGTTATCTCTTCATTCATATTCATTCCTCCTCAAGTAATCCTAGTTCATCATTATCAATGCAACGCTGTACATATTCACGGAAGGTTTCTTCCATAACCCATCCGTGGTTTTGATAATACCATTCTTGATATTCTTTGTAGTCATCAAAGAGTGCTTGTATTGTTTCCGACTTCATGTTATCACCGATTCCTGTCAATGAGGTAGATGCTTTTCTCGTAAGTGCTGTGTCGAAGGTCAATCCTTGAGTAGTGGTGCATCATGTCACGAGCATAGTCTTCCCAGTCAATGTATGATTCCATGGGATGTCCTTCCTTCATGTCGCCCGTTGAGTAAGCCCACTCCATGAAGAAGTCCTTGATGTCACTCTCGTATTCACCTATGTAATAGAGTAAATCAACGGCTTCTTCTACTTGCTCGACAGTTGGAATGCTTCTTCCGTGGTGTTGCATTGCTGCTTCAATGCCTGCGACATGTCTTTGACCGTGTTCATCAACCAAGTCCATGATGTCAGCAAGTTGTTCAAGGTCAGGCCACTCACCAAAGTCAGAACCAAACCTACCAATCTCACCGTCGTAGTCTTGGATGTGCCACTCGTCACCACAGTGTGGTCGAGAGCATATTGATTTGACTACGCCAACCTCGATGGCTTCTCTTAGTTCGTCTGCGTTTATCCATTTGAATGTCAGTCTGCCATTATTGTAACAGCCCAAGCATCCCATTGCTATTCTTTCTTCTCGTATTTGTTTTGTTTCTTGTGTCATTCTTCTTCACCTTCCGTTATCATCATAGTGTATGTGTCCTTCATGTCATTGAGTAGCATAATCATTTCAACAGTGTGCCTTTCAACATCGCTCAAGTGAACCGTTCTCCAAATGTGAGGCGACTTACTATACGGATGATAATGCCCTGTGGTAAGTAGCATGTCTAACTCTTTGTTGTTCTCGAACACATCATAGTATTCCTTCTCTAGTGTGTTGTTAGGGTCGCTGATAACATGCTTCTTCATGGCTTCTATACTGAAACGCTTGTCATGCCTTAGTAAGTGAACAAAGTTGTTAGAGTCAAGTGCGTCAATCATCTCCTTAAGTTGTTGCATGTCTAGCATGTCTTGTGTAATACTTGACTTACCATATCTTGCTTCATCTAACTGTTTGTCAATGTGTAAGAAAGCATGACTAGTTGGTGCTTTTATTGTTCTAGGTTGTGTTGGCTTTGCATTACGCATTCTCTCATGAGCCTCTTCTATTTCAAGAGGACATGATGTAATAGTGGTCATGCCTGCTAGTCCTTTACTTGTTATTGCTTCGTGTTCTGTGCTTCCGCATTTACATGGTTCTGTCATATTCATTCCTCTTCGCCAAAGTATTGCTTGCCACCTGCGCTGCGGTACATCTCTTCGATGTAGTACATGTAGTCACCACCATCATGTAGTTCCTCACGCCACTGTTCACCAGTATCTTCGTCGGTGTATGTGTAGTGAATGACTGTGTCCTCTCGTTGCATAACCTTGATGAACCAACCCATGCTTTCGGTGCGAGATACAACCTCGTCTTTGAGTCTACCGAGTTCAACATAGTTCTTGTTTGGATATGTGTTTGACTTTCTCACGGTGCTGAGCAGACCTTCTAGTTTATTGTGGGCTTTCATGCAATCAACAACGAGTTGCTTGGTTGGTATGTCCTTGAACTTGAACAGTCCGTGTAGTCCATACTCTTCATTGACAAACTCCGCCTCGAAGAATAGGTCTGCGAGTTCAATAGGTATTCCGTAGGCTGCGAAGTTACTCATCAGCATGTCGTTGTTGTGGTAGTCTTTGTTCTTGTACCAGTGAGAGTCAGTACCTTGATTGACACCAGTGTACTCCCAAAGGTTTCCTGAGTAGACACCCATGATGAGCATGTTGCCCTCACTTCTTCCTCCCTCTTGTCCGAGAAACCTAATCTCGCTATCTTCTTCTTGCTTGCTTGTGTTATTCCTTTCTTGTTCTTGTTTCATATTCATTCCTCCATTATGTCAATGTATTCTTGTAGCGATTCGGCTACATCTTTCCAATACGCAACCTCTTGGTTAGCGTTCTTGAGTCGTTCTATCTCTTCTTCGAGTCGCTTAACTTTTCTTCGCAAGTCTTCCACCTCGTAGTAGTATCTATCTCTAGCCTCTATGGCATCACGCCTTTGTTGGTCGGGCGATTTAGTGTTACTGAAACTTACCATGTTTATTCCTCCTCATCTTGTTTGTATTCATCTTCGCAAGTGCATCTGTAGCCTTGCCAATGAACAACATTTTCCATGACATATATGTCATACTCAGCGATATATACTTCATCTTCAAATTCGATTTTGTCTAGTACTTTCTCAGTAATGTGATTACATCTAGGGTGATGGTATAATACATGGTCATCTGTATATGGTTGGCTTCCTTCGCCATAGAATACGCTCATACAATCTTGACAGGCGCACGCTACTTGTCCCATATTATCTCACCTCGTAGATGACTTCACCGTAAGCATTCTCCCAACACCTGATGCCATGAGTCACATCGTAACTTATCGTTTCGTATTCAAACATCAATGCTAGGTGATTGATACAAGTGATTACATCAAACTGATTCATGTCCCATGCGTTACAAAACATGACAATGTTTTCTGTTAATTTTTCCGGGTGTGCATACACATCTGCAACGCCTCTAAACACTAATTCTCCTATCATGCTCTTTTGTTTCGGTGTTAATTCATAATCCGTATTCATATTCGTATTCATATTTATTCTTCCTGTTTTTTCTGGGTTAGCAAACCGAGGTGAAGCAACACTTCTTAACCCCTTTATAAAAGAAGCCTAGAGAAAGGGCTACTGAGCCTTTGTTCACTTTGTTCAATAGATATTCTAGTCACAATACAATAGGTAGTTTGTATAGTATGTTCATAGTAAGTCTAAATATATATTAATATAAATATAGAGATACTACTATACACAATACTATTACTTTGTATTGTATTCTGACTAGAGTATACATTGAACAGATTGTACAAAGCCGTAGTGCTACGGTTTGTATGGAAGGGAGAGTCCAACTGACATGATATTGAGCATCATGCTCACCCCCACATTACCTCAATGTAGGTACTGGCGCTCGTCGGACTCCCCCTGTGAGTAGAGGGTTGCTGAATAAACAATACACAATGGTACTGCTCAGCATGGAAACGCATTGCTGCTTAGGAATCCCTTAGATGTAAAGGATGGTGAATAGGATATGGAAAGGTCTTGGGTAGTGGGTGGGGAGGTCTGGTTGCATGGCTCGCTGTGGCGTAGTGGCAGATTTTCTGGAAAGAAAATGAGGAAGCAACCCATGACGGGATGGGGCAGGTGAAAATCCCGAAACAAAAAGCCTGCCCCACCCCTATGTGATAATAGATGAGTGGGAAGTCATGGAAAGGGGTGTGTATTTATGAGCCACTTCTTTCCATGAAGATGGATGTTACCGCACATATTTGCCTACCCGGTGCGGTTCGGGTACGGTTGGGGGGGTTACTCAAGAATACTTTTTCTTGAGGTCGTTGTAGTTGGAAATGTTGTTCATGGCCTCAGCCTTGCGAGCGTTCTTCATGTCTGGGGTTGTTTCCCACCATGAGGATGTCCACTTGGTTCGGCAGTAACCACGCACAGCAGATTTGATGTCTGCATATGGCTCGGAAAGAGTAACGACTTTGTTCTTACCTCGACCTGTGATGGTCACGAAGCCGACAGCAGTACCGAGTTTCTGGGCTAGGCTAAGAGCGTTAGCACTCGCCTCAGATTTAGCAGCGTTCCTGATTTTCTTACGGGCAGCCGCAAGGCAATGGAATAGAGCCGGAACTCTCTTACCTGCATTGACACCGTCGCCACCTACGATATGAGACAGACCTAGGACATTCTTGATGCCTGCGTTGTTAGGTTCGGCAGGTATGGAGCCTGTGACTTTCTTAGGCCCGTATTGTTTCGCTCTACCAATCGCATTGGTAAGACCTTGTACGATTTCAGCACGAGTAAAGGTGTTCATAGTGTTCTCTTTGTCGTATCCTACTGTCCATTCAATAGCACCATCATTCAGGAACTCATCACGCTTGATAGGTAAGTCAATCTTACCTTTCCTACTACGCATGAAACCTGTTAGGGTAGCGTTCATTTTATTCATCTGCATTGCATAACTTGGCGTTTGTGTATTCATTTCTTTCACATTCCTGTGCAACCCATACCACAACCCACCATACCACACCACCCCAAGGAGGGGAGGGGGGAGGGGGGAGTAGCAAAGATTGCTGGGACATCACTTCTTAACCCCTTTATAAAGGAACTCTCGATTCGGTGGACTGAAAAGCCTGCTCTCGTAGTCCTGTAGTAGTTTAGATGTATGGGTTTAGACGGGTGCGTAAGAAGATGAATGTATGTAACAGTTCCACCCATATGAGTGGGAGAGTGCGTAGCACACCCCACCCACCCACGCACCCACCCAGACGCACACAAGCAGGTGGCTCACATTGGTGCGGGTGTTACACACGGCTCGCTCACACTCTCACGCATACGCATGGGGCTTTGATTCTCAGGCGAATGCCTAGCGTGATGTGCGCCCGCCCCTCATGCACGACAGGCGTACGCCTCACATGCGACCCGTACCCGTGGGATTCAGTTTAGACAGCCAGTTTAGATGACGCAGTACACCGTTCTATAGAACAGGAGACGGCAGTTTAGACGACCAGTTTAGACGGAGGAATGCAGTTTAGACGGCAGTTTAGACTCCTT